CTCCGACCATACGCCTCACAGACGTCATGGCACGCCTGTATGACTCCCCGGTCCTGCTCGCGCACGTGCGGCCAGGCCAGCCGGGCACATTGCGTTGTCGCCAGCACGAGCTTTCGCCGCGAATCTGAGCCGACAGGCCCGGCCAATTTACCTAAAAGCCAGAGCATCCGATCCCCCCGTTCGCAGGCGTCCCATGCCTCTTGTGGGGTGTCAAACGTCTCGGCCCATGTAATCGCGTCAACACACGCGCCAACGTCATGTAGAAGCTGATGTCTCACAGTCGGGCCTCCTTTGTGGCGGCGAGGGCGGCGACCACCGCCTTCCATGCCTGTTCGTCCAGCCTGTCGCCCACGGTGAATGACGCGAGGGCTTTGTCACGCTCGCCCAGGGCCAATGCTGGATTTATGTATTGGCCGAATCGGTCCATCACCTTCTCGCACGCCGCCACCAGCAGCTCGTTCGCCGTGGTGAGCCCGGAGAACTTGTCGAGCAGCGGCTGGCCGGGGTTGGGACTATTAACCAGTTCAAGGGCCGCTTTCCAGTCGTCATACATTTCTTCAGGTACGCCATCCTCCTGCGATCCCCAGTATTTCATATGGAAGTGCAGCTTGCTCAGACACCCCCGCATTGCCGCGTTCACCGCCTGCAGCGCCTCGATCTCGCGGGCCTGGGCGGCGAACCCCTTGGCGTAGGCGGCATTTAGTTGAGCGCAATCAGAATCGGCCTCGTCACTGTTGTTAGACCACCAACGAAGCGACTCTGCGCCGTCTGGGCCGATGACGATGAAGTGCTTTCTGCCGGGCTTTATCTTTTTTTTCTTCAGCGCGGCAGACGGTTCTTTAACGATCACCTTGTAGGGGCTATTCATGCTCATGCTGGTTCTCCTAAACAATCCCGGCCGGGGCGGGTACGGGGGAGAACCCGCCGCCGGACCGGGTGTCGCCCAGCGGGAAAGGAGGACAGAAACCGCCGGGGAAACAAGGGCCGTGCCAACCGAGGACGGCCGAGGGTTAGTTGTGGCGGAGGGCCGACTCGCGCCATGACGGGCGCTGGCGAACGTCGAGGGAGCCAACGGCATAGGTCGGGACATCTCGCCCTCGCCAGCGTGGGCGCGGCGTTTCGGACAGGCCCAAAGTAGTTTGGTAGCCAATGGAACCGGGGCGAAGCCGGGTGGCCGAGCCTGTCCGATAATTCAAAGCCGTCGTGTGCGGTTATTGGCGAAGATCCTTCGACTCCAATGAACCCAGTCCCGATGTACATCGGGACTGGCGGCGCATAGCCGGGCGGTGAGCGTAATCGAGCGGAATTCCCTGAAATCTCCTTCACCCCATGCCGAACGTCACATAAGATGGCCGGATTATGAGACGTTCCGGCACTTATCGCTAGGCCAAGGCGCGGGTTGCGGTTTGCGGTCTGTGGCAGGAAGGGCGTCCGGCTATCAGACCTTGCAAGCCCCTGACGCTCGGTCCAGTGGTTGTGATCGATATCCAGCACGAGGCAGGAAGTCGCCACGGGGCCGAGCGTCGGAAGTTCGTTTGGCGTAAGGGCCCGTTGAGGTTCGTTCGGAATGTACTGTCTATCGATCACGCTTTCATTATTGGCAGGCCCCGGCGAAAAAGCAAGTGAAAAATAAAAAAATCTTTCGCGGCACTTGGCAGATTTGGAAATCGGGGTATCATAGTGAAAGGAGACGAACATGAGCAAATTGATCCGGCTGGTATTCTGCCTCTGCCTGCTCCTGCCTTTGGCCTGCTCGGACTCGGGCAAAAAGTCATCGACGAACGCCGCGGCCACGGGAACTGCCGCCCGGTCGAAACCCTTTCGCGCTTCCGTTCTCCGGGAGCCGTTCCACCGAAGCACCTGCCAGTGGGCGGCGAAGATCGACACGGAAAACCTCGTCGGGTACGACACGCGGGAAGAGGCGACCGCGGACGGACACCGCGCCTGCAAGGTCTGCAAACCGTGACAAGAAACGACATCACCAGCATGGAGACCATTTTATGCGTCGAATATTCTACCCGTTCCTGGCTTGGGGGCTTTTAGGACTCGTACTGTTCTGGGCAAGCTTCTCGCAGTTTTCCGATGCCTGCGTTCATCGCGGTCCCGGCATAGTTCGGACCAGCATAGTTCGGAGAGGGGATCCTACCGGCGAGGAATGGGAGGAGGAAGTCTCGGAGGCGCGGTACAAGGACCATAACTATGAAGGTGCCGTAATCCTGGCCGGTTTTGGCGTCGCTGCGTGGGTCGCCGGGTTCGCCTCCAGAAAGAAAGCCCATTAGGGCCGCGCCTGCGCCGCCCGGCTGCGTGTCGCCGCTTCTCGGTGCGCCTGTGCGATTCGTGCCTGAGTTGCCGCGTCCGCGTCCTTGTATTCCCGCCGTGTCTTGATGTCGGCCAGTTGTGGGGCTTGCCCGATCTTTCGCTTGGCCTCGAAATACGCCGCCGCCGCGTTGAGGTCGCCGGCGAGGAGTGCGGCGACGTAGTGATCCTGGTAGTAACTCCTTGCGTTGGTTTGGCCCGGGATGTACGAGTCCGCCAGGGAGATCTTCAGGCCGGTCGCGACGTTGGCGAGCGCCGTCCTGGCGGGGCCATATTCGGCGCTGCCCATGCCCTGAGCTCGAGCGTGGATGAGTTCGGAGAAGGCGAGTTTCAATTCGGCCTTGTTACCGGGCGTGGCCTTGGCCCATATCCGCCCGCCGTCCAGGGCTATCGCAGACAACTGTTCTTGCCGCAGGCGAACAGCCTTGGCTTCCGGTGAGTTCTGCTTGCCGTCCTTGCGGAGCTTGCCAGCGGCAACGTCGTAGACCTTCAGCGTCCGCTCGATGCTGTCGTAGTGGATTTGGTCTGCCCGCGTCTGGTCGGTCTGCTTTTGGGCATATGCCTGTTCGGCGGCGTATGTCAGTTTGCGGACTTGACGGGTCTTGGGTCCGGCAGAAACGTAAGTTGAGAGTCCCATGCCCATGATCGACAAAGCCGAAAGGGCTGAACCTTTAACCCACCCTTCGCTTTCGATGGCTTGGTAGGCGTCCCGGATGGCCAGCGGGATAATGAGGTCGCGAGCGGTTGTCTTGGGCGTCACTTTCTCGCCGACGAAGGTTTCTCCGCTCCGGAGGGCAAGAAGTTGGCTGATGCCGGGGGACAATTTCGTTCTGGCGAACCCGGCCATCACGTCCCACACCGTCTGCCCGCCGTAGGGGCGGGTGTCGCCGACAATGGATTCGACCCTGCCGCCCGTATCCACGGTCTTTCCCGTGGCGAGGCGACTCAAGAGAACGACCGGCTGCTGGAGTCCTACCGCCGGGTCTACCCGAGTGTCGCCGAATCGGATTTTGGCGAAGTCGGATGAACGCGGGTCCGTTTCAACGTCGCCGCCCATCAGTAATCCCAACCCGTATAGAGCCAGCAGTTTGCCCAAGAATTGGGCGTACTCTTTAGCCAGCAACCACCGGACGCGGCCAGTTCCCTTGAATGGGACCGCCCGGCTGACAGCCCCGTACCAGATCGGGTGTCCGAGAAGGTACTGAAATCGGCTTATGGTCAGTCGCGGCGCCCAGAATATCGTACTCAGGGCCGACAGTGCTCCGGCACGCATCCCGGAACCGCCGCGCCCGGTGGCCACGTTCACGGCATGGGCGATGATCTTGGCCTCGTCGGCGGTCGGCAGTTGGCCATCAGGGTTCAACTTGTTCGCGTAAAACTCGACCATTGCGTACCGCTGCAAATTCATCCACGTCATGTAGTGCCGCTCGCTGGCCCGGATGCCCGGTATCTTCGACGCCAGCCGGGACATCTGCGTCTCTTCCATCTTGGCGAGCCCGGCAGTCTTGGTGGTCAGGTCTAGTCCAGCCCTGAGCCAGTAAGGGTATCGCTCGTGGTTCTTTATCGCCTCTTCGGCGGCAATGAACCCTTCTTCCGATTTCAGAGCCCGCATGGACGGGATAAAGATTTTGAGCGCTTCGGACGGGTGGCTGATAGTCGGAATGCCGCCCTGCCGGAGGATGGCCGACAAGTCAAACGACGCGATGAGTTGTTTGGGCAGGTTGACGGTCTCTCCGATTACGCCGAGTATCTTTGCCGGAATCGTCCTGTTTGCCCGCTGCCGGCGGAAGTTGGCGAGGTCGTACTCTTCCTTGACTTGAGCAAGTTGGGTTTGGAGTTTGATGCTTGCGGGTGTCAGATTCAGGGGCTTTCTCGGCTTGGCGCTGAAGTCTTCCTTGGCGAGTCGCTCCTGGAGGTCCGCGATTCGGTTGGCTGTCCGCGTGGCGAACGCCTGATTGAGTATCGCGTCCATGCGGGCCGGGTCGGCAATATCAGCGACGTCCTGTAGGAGTTTGATTTCCTGCTTGAGTGCATCCCGGCGGGCCTTCAGGGCGTCGAGTTGCACAGACGGCGGGGTCTTGCTGGGCTTCTTGGTCGGGAACGGCTCGTTCTTGGCGATTCGCTTCTCGTAGGCCTCTACGGAGCGTTCCAGGGCCTTGACGGCAGTATTGATTCGCTGCTCGTCGGTCAGTTCCTTCTTGCCGAATATCTCATCCCGCTGCTGGCGCAGGTCTTTCAGGCGTTCTTCCAGAATCAGGGCTTCGGCGTCGCGGGCGATAGGTTGGCGGTCCTTGGTTATCCGCTGGCGGGTAGCTATCTCAAGTTCCAGGTCCGCAATCTGGTGGGTCAGGCGGGTCTTTATCGCATCCAGGGACGACTTGAGTTGCGTGGCCGGATCGGTGACAACGAACCCGCCCTTGTGTTTCGTCTCGTTGACCTGTTGAATCAGGCGGCGTTCCTCGTCGCTGGGGATTCGGCGTTCCGGGCCGGTCTTGGCCGGGGCGGCGCCTGCCTGCATGTCCTGGAGCTTCGCCACTTGCTGAAGCTGGCCCTTGTAGTCCCGCAGTTCGGCCTTGATCGGATCGGCGTTCAGGGGCCGGTAGTCGCCGTATCCGCTCAGGGCGTCCATCGTTTCGCGGCGGGTGATTGCCGGATCGATCTCGACAAGGATTTCGTGCAGGGCCGTGATGAGTTGTTCGCGGTCGTGGATGCCGCTCTCGATGAGGTTTTCGGCGAGTTTGTTGATCGAATGCGCCATTTCCGGCAAGGCGCGACCGTTGCCGGCGGCGTTCTTCATGGCCTTGACGATGGCTGGGCGGTCAATGGTGGGGAGTTGGTCGGTGATCTGCTTCCACGCTTCGGCCAGGTCGGGCTCGATTTCGGATGCCAGGTCGCCCGCGTCGGCGAGTATCTGGGCTTTCCACTGTTTGAAGTTCCGCAAGCCGCCCTCGACGTAGAACCCGCCGAGTGTGATGAGTTTTTCCATGCCGCCGGGGGCCAAGGCCATTTGCGGGCCGCGAAGCATGGCGAACAGTGATACTTTGGCTGCGGTCGCCCGGTCGCGGGTAAATATGCGGTTGGACGCGCCGAACGTCGGCTCTTTGAGAAGGTCGGCGGCCTTCTTCTGCCTGTGGACGGTCTGCTTGATCTTGGCGTCGATTTCGTGCTGCTGGCGGAGCTTCTGGGCCTCGACTTCCACGTCGGCAATCTTCTGTTCGAGGCTGGCGATTTCCTTAGCCTGGTCAACGATGAGTTGCCGTTCTTTGTCCGCTAGGGGCTTGCCGGCCTGGGCGACTTCGGCCCGGCGCTCCATTGCCGCCAGGGAGTAGTCGAGCTTCATCATCATCCGGCGGTGTCCGAGACTGTGCGAACTTTCGGTTCCAACCATCGTCACCACGTCGCCGGCAAGGACATAATCGGCGGTGACGGCGTCAAGGCGGTTCTTGGCGGACGCCAGGGCATCCTTGTCGTCGGCCTTGGTGGCTTCCAGGTATGCTTCTTCCGCCCGGTCTACTTCGTGGGTCAGGCGGTTCATTTCGTGCAGGAGCACGGCGTCCTCGTAACCTGTGGCGGGCCGGGGAGTGGCCAGGAGGTCATCGACGAGCTTCTTGCCGACGAACGGGTCGGCAGAGAAGGCGGTTGCGGCCTCCTGAATGGCCTGCTCGAAAGACATGGCCGGGCCGTGGCGGGGCGGCAGGAGTCCGCGTGCGGCGAGTTGTTCCTCGACTGCGGCGTTCTTGATTCCGATGGTCGGCTCTGCTTCCGCTGCCGGGGCGGTTACTTCACTGGTCACCTCGCGCGACGGCGGGGCGATGCTTTTGCCCGCCTTGCCGGGCTTCGACTCGCGGATGATTTTGAGGATTTCGGGCTTGTGGGCCTTGACGATTTCGCCCCACACCTGCCGGAGTTCCGCCGGCTTGAAGTCGGGGTTTTCCTCTCGCATGGCGGCGGTCCATGCCTTGCGGGTGAGCTTGCCGAGTTTGCGGATGATGCGTTCAGCGTGGTCGAGGCCGATGAGAACCCAGTCGGCGAGTGCGCCGGGGTCGAGTCCCATTGTTGGGCGTTCGCCGGTGGACCGCTGGCGGATTCGTTCGCGGGCCTTGTCTGCGGCTGAGCGGAACACGCCTTCGGCCTTGGTCGCTTCCGCCTTCGGCTCGGCCTTCGCTTCGGCATCCGCAACCAGAGCCTTCATCGCCGCGTCAACTGTCGTAATGCCGGGGTGCTTCTCCATGAACTGATGCTTAAACTTGCCGCCAACAAACACCGCACGAATCTCTTTATTGTTACGACCTGATGCGGCCTCCGCGATTGCCAGCCTGTTCAGCGGATTAGCGTCGTATTCTTCGGCAACCGCCCGCGCTGCTTCCGGCAGCTTGGCGTAATCTCTGGCAATGTCTCTCTTGAACTGCTCTTTGGTTACGCCTTCATCTTTTATTCTGCGTTCGCCGGAGTCAGAAACTTGGACGTTGTAGGTTCGCTTTTGCCCGTTTTCGTCTACGGCGACAATCTTCGCCGCCCGGTATCGCTTGCCCTTGTTTCGACCTATTCCAACAACGGTTTTGGGGGCATATTGTTCCATGCCGTCGAACGTCATGGCTTCGATGTCGGCCTTGGTTGGCAGCACTTCCGCCTTCGGCTCGTTCTGCGGCTCGGCCTGTGGGGCGGCGGGCTCGGCGGCGTCATGTTCTTGTCGTATGGCGTCGTAGCGAGCCTGTTGCCAGTCATTCAATTCGTTCCGGCTCGTAAACATCAGCTCTTCGTCGGCGGTCGCCTTGCCGGACTGAATAAGCTCTCGCTTCTCAAAATCAGCCATCATCCAGAACGAGTCGCGCACATCGTGGGGCTGGGCCGCGCGGCGGTCACTCTCTGCCTGCGCCTCTTCGCGGGCCTGCTTCATGCCCGCCGCGATCTTGTCGAAGCCGGCGTCGGCGGCAGAAGCGGGCTTGGCTTCGATCACTTCTTGCGGCGACCACAAGTAGCTTCCGCCCTTCTCCATGCGCACGAGCAATCTTGGCTCGCCTTCCGGCCCAAACTTCACCGGCTGCGAGAACGTGCCTTTCTCGTCGATACTTCCATCCCGAGACTTAACGGTTACGGCCTGTCCAGGCTTCAGCCCGAATTGTTCATTTGTCTTATCTCGCCATTCCCGGTCGGTCTGGTCGTGCGCAAAGTCGAACTCGGCCTGCTGGAGCTTAGCTTCCTGCTTTGCCCGATTCCGCAGCACATCAATTCTGGCAAGGTCTTCCGGCTTTGCGTTGGCTCTTGGCGTGCCGTCCTTCTTCATGTTGCGATTCCAGAGGGCGGTATACTCTTCCTGCATCGCTCTCTGTTCGGCGGGCGTCAGACGTTTCGCGGGCTTCTCCAGCTTGGCCAGGGCGTCCTTCGCCCACGGCTCGTTCTTGTAGTCGGCCAGCACGGCGGCGGGAACGGGGTCGCCGGCGGAAAGGGCCTTCTTAACAATTACGCGATGCTGCCCGAGCGGATCATTGGTTTTCCACGTCTCCGATAGATTTCCGGTCTTCTTTGCCTCCTCCACGGCTTCGCTTATTGAGCGCTTCCACGTGTCCCCTCTGTCGAAGGAATAGTACTTCTTCCCATAACTCATCTTCGTTTCATATGCGTATCTGGTGTCGTTTTCTCGTAAAACAATGCTGCCAAATCCTCGGCCCCTTAAAGGTACAATCTTTATGGGCCTGCCCCGCGAGTCCACTTTTGGCTTGTCTGCTCGTGCATCATCAGCCCATTCCTTGGCCGTCATTTCCCATGGCTCTTTTGCCGTGGCCTCCGCCTTCTTCGCGGCCTCGACCTTGGCGGGCTTCCCCTCCGCCGCCTTTCCCGGCCCCTGGGCGGCCTGTGGCGCGGCTTCCTGATTGAGTGCCTCCATGCCGTTGCCGCTTTTGACCAGCGTCTTGCCATCAACAGCGTAGATGTCGAAAACCACGTCCAGCGAACCCTTACGGGCGATTTGCCCAACGGCTTGCACCTGTTCTGCCGTGGGCTGGCCTACGCTATCGAAGTTGACTTCGCTGTCCGTAATCGTCAGGCGGGCAATGCCCGTCGTCCGTTGCAGTTCCTTGACGGCTTCATACTCATCTCTGGCAGATAGCCCAGCGGCGGCGAGTGCTTCTACCGCTGACTCCTGGTGGTCGGCCAGGTTGCCGACGAGTTTGCCGTCAGGCGTCATCCACGGGGCATTGTGGGCATCAACCATCCTGACAGGACCGTACTTCTCGGTAAGGTACGCAATCACCTTCTCGGTTTCCCCGGTTTGTGCAGGAACGGATTCGGGGGTCTGCGAGGGCTTCTTCAACTTGGCCGTGGCCTCCGCCTTCTTCGCGGCCTCGACCTTGGCGGCGACGGGCGGGGAGGAGGAGACTTCCGCCGCCGGGGCCTTCAAGACTGCCTTGTTCACCACGACGTAAGCCACGTCCCCGCCCTTGCCGCCGAGGTCATCGCCCATCGTCACCACGTCATAGCCAAGCGATTCCGCCGCCTTGGCGACGTCGTCGGCCAAGTGCGTGTTGCTGGACAGGTCGTATTGGAACAGCCGCCCGCCCGTGGCGTAGTTCTCTAGGTCGGGGTTCGCGGCGTCTTCGGCGTCAATAATTCCCTGTTCCTGCATGAACTGCCAGAGGGTGTCGCCTTCAGACAAATCGAGCACCTTGGCCTTGGGGTCCAGTTCATACCTCTTCACCTTGCCGTAGTCTTTCGCCGCCGTCTCGTCGGTGGTCAGGTGAATCCCGTACATGTCTTGCCCGCCCGCAATATCCGCATCGGCAAAGTCGGCCCTTGTGCCGTGGTAGAGCGTCAGGGGCTTGCTTGCCGCCTTTCCCGCCTCCTGGGCCGGTTTCGCCTCGACAGGGGCAGGAAGGGCCGTTTCTGTGCGGGCTGGGGCAGGCTGGGAAGCTTCGGCGTCGCGGGCAGCTTGTGCCACAAATGCCTTGTGAGCCGCCATGTTGGCGGCTGTTTCGTTGTGGGGATTCTCGACATGTCCCAATTCGTGTGCTATTACGGCCATAACTCGGCCCGGTTCGGTAGCGTCTCGCCACTCGGTGGGGATATTCACCACAAACGTATCGCCAATTCGTTCTGTCGACGGGAAGTCGCCGCGGCCGGGGCCAAGGTCCGCGTCTATCGACGCCTTTGAGGCTACATGAACATCCACCTTGCCCACGATGCCCATGTCGGCGGCAATAAGCGAAACCGCGTCCTTCATTGATTTTGCGCGAACCGGCAGCACGTCGGCACTGCGGTCTTGAGTCATTCTGGCCGTCGCGTATTCCTGTGCCGTCATCTCGTGCGGGCGTTTTGCTGATTCCGCTTGCGCGCTTTCTGCGCGCTTTTCGGACTGCTTTTGGGCTTCCGCCTGCTTCGCCGCAAGCCTCGCGTCGGCGGCGGCGTTCACCAGCTCCTCGGCGTTCGGAGCGTTGGCCTTCACGGCTTCGACCGCCGCCTTCTGTGCCGCCTTGGCCTGCTCCTGTACGACCTGGGCGGCTATCTCGGCCTTCACCGCCGCACGCTCGGCCTCGACTTCCGGGGCCACGGCGGGCGGAGCCTCGGCAGACACGGGCGCGCCTTGGAACCCGCCGGGGGCAAGGCCGACTTGGCCGGGCGTTCCGCCGCCACGGGTAGCAAGGACCGTCTTGCTCTCGGTTGGGGCGGCACCGACAACGCCAGACTGCGGACCAACTACGGCGGCCTGTTCCTGCATCGGCAAGGCCCGCTGGACCTGCTGCATCGCCTCTGCGGGACGCCCAGCGGCCTGCTCTTTTGCATCAAGGTCCGTCAGAACGGAGTTGAACAGGGCAATCTTCTTGTGGTACGCCGCCGCCTGCTTGGGGTTCATCGGCCCGGCAATGTCGGGGTGCATCTTGACGCGATATGCCTTGAGCGCCACCCGGACCTGCTCGACAGTCGGTTTGTTCGGAATCTCCAACTCTCGCGTGACAGCCCGCCATGCCAGTTTTCCGTTGACGCTCTTACCTATCTTGGATATGAACTCTCCAAGTTCTTCCGCACCCAACCCTGCCGCCTTAGTTGCCATGTGGAAACCGGCGTACAGAACGGCGCTATCCTGCGCATCCTGCCTAGCCTCAACGTCGGACATCCCCATTACCCGGTTTGTCGCGTACATGCCAAAGTAGACGCGGGTCATGCCCCCCGCAATCTCGCGGGCAAAGCCCGCCCCGGTCGTCGCCGCCGACTCGCCAAGCCCGCCGGCAAACCCGACGAACGCCATCGTCTGCAAGGCTTCTTTCTGCGCCTCGGCTTCGGGCTTCTGTTCGAGCTTGCTGGCGACGAAGTATCTCAAAGCGCCCCACTGGGCAACCGTGCCGGCCAATGGTTCCAACGTTGCAGATAGGGTGGCCTTGGCACCGATTATCGCACCCGTGCCAATGCCTGTCGCCGTAGGAACCCCCACAAGTCCACCGGTGGCCAGTATAATTGCATAGTCTGTAGCCAACTTCCCAAGCCCGGCAACGGCCTCGCCCACCTTGGCGGTTACGGGGTGCTTCTCGGACAACTCCTGCTGTGCCTTTTCTGCCGGTATGCCCATGCTGGAAGCGAAGTTTCGGGCGGGTTCGTTCTTCCAGTACTCGAACGCCTCGCCGGGCGACATATCCGATATGCCTTGGGGGTTGGCGAGGATTCGCCAGGTGTCCGTATGCCGTATGGCATCGGCAAGACCCACGGCGTACGCGCCGGGCGACTGAAGCAGGTATCCGGCCTTTGCTACCGAAGTCGGCACGTTCTGTTGCAGCGGCGCGGGCGGTGGAGTTGCGCCCATTTGCGGGCGGTTCAGTTCTTGTATCCGCCGCTGCAACTCTGTCGCCTTTTCTGGCGGGGCCTGAAACTTCGGCTCACTGAGGCCCAGGGGGTCATTCGGATTGACCGGCCCGGGCGCATACGGCCCGGTCGCGGGCTGACCCGGCGCTTGGGTGCCGAATCCCGCCGCCATTTCGCGGTTGATCCGGTCGGCGCGGTCTTGCGGCGTCTCGGGCGGCGGCTGCTGAGGCGACGGCGGCGGCTGTTCGATCCTTGGCCGGTAGGCATCCGCCGTCTCCTGGGCGGTCAGGTAGGACTTGCCGACCGGCCAGTGTTCCGGCGTCGGCGGGTTGGCAAGGTTGGCGGGGGGCATCGTCGCCGAGGAACCGACGGCGGGGGCGGGAGCGGGTTCGATGATTGGGTCTTTCTCCCATGGCGCAGGCATCGTAGCGACCGCCGACTCCTCGATAATTGGGTCTTTGCCCCACGGCATCAGGTTTTCCTCCGCAGATTGCCTTGCGCATCACGGTAGGTTGCGCCCACGGGCAGGGCATCGTACTCTTGCTTGGTCTTGACCTGGGCCGGAGCCTGCGTTCCCGCCGACGGGGCGGGTTGTCCGGTTGGTTGGGGCTGGCCCTGGCCTGCCTGTCCCGCCGGCGGCTGTTGGGCTGGCTGGCCGGTCATCTTCGTTTCCCAGTCCTTGAGCAGGGCCTCGTGCTGCTCCACCAGTCCGCCGGGCCCCTCCAACTGCTCGGTCAGTTTCTTTACCGTGTCCGGATCGACGTCTTCGGCCTTCTCGATCTTCTTCCGTACCTGCTCGATCCGCTTGTCGATGTCGTCGAGTTTCCTTTCGGCAACTTTGGCGAGGGCCGCATTGCGTTTCTCGGCGTCGGCGTTGTCCTGCCGCTGCTGTGCCGCTCCGGCCTGATGTTCCCACTCCCTGGCTCTGGCCGCGTTCTTGTCGAAGATCCCGATGTTTCGCTTATTGAAATCTCGGATCGTATCCAGAATGGCGCTCGGGCGCATGCCGGAAGATTTGCCGGCGGCGATCAAATCGCTGAGTTCTCCCTTCAGTTTCAACTGCTCGGGGTCGGACGTGTCGAAGAAATAAGGAGCGCCCGTCCGCCCGGTGCTTTGGTCCGTGCTCAGGTCGATGCTGCCGACTATCTGCTGGGCGTCGGAGTCCGCCTCCGCTCGATTGGCGATGCCTTTGTTCCGTCGGAGGCGAAGTTGCATGTCCTGGACGGTCTCGGCCTTGCTGCCGACAATATCAATCTGGGCCTGAATGTGAGGCGGAACGATGACGCCCGCCTGTTTTGCCCGGTCGGCATACTGGCGCACCTGGTCCGAAGAGTACCCGGTGGGGCTGTTCATCATCTTCGTCAGACCGCCCAGCCAATTCGCCTGATCTTGCGGGGACACGGGGACGGGGGTTGCGGTGGACGTCTGGAATGCCGACGATGGCAGTCTCGGCAGAATGTTCTTCTCGTAGTTGGCAATGGCCCGATCCTGTTGGGCGGTCTGGAATGCGAGATTCTGCTGCACGTTCATTCCCGGCCTGGCCTCGCCGAACATGCTCGTATTGCCCCCGGCCGCCGACTGTTTCAACCTGATCTGCGGTAAGTCAGCCTCAGTAAGTGTCCTCCCGTCGCCCTGGACAACAGCCGTTCCCGGTGCCAGTGTCGGCGCGGTCCGTGGCAGTCCGCTCCTGATGCGCAGGTCTTCCAGGTCGGTCGCTGGATTCTTTCTCTTGTTCGGTGGTGCTAGGGGCATGTGGTGCCCTTTCCTAAGCTATCGCGGTCCGCGTGATTTTCTTATTGGTGCCGAGTTTGATGTTCTCGCCGCTTCCGTAGTCGTTCAGGGCCGTCCACGTCGTGCGCTTGTTGCTGTCGTCGAACCCGCCGTCGCCGTAGATGTTTATGTTCGTCATCACTCGAGTCTGCGGGCCGTCGGTGCAGATAACCGACGCGCCGGGGAAGATGTTCGTCGTCCCAATGGTTCCCGTCGAGTTGTTGTAGAACCTGCCGCCTTGGCAAACGAGCGTCGTAACGCCGCCGGACTCTTGGTAGACCGTGGGGGTTCCACTGATCGTAAGTGTTGGCACGGCGCACTTGATGTAGACCGTTCCCGTCCCGGCAATGGCAACGGTTCCGGTCGAGGCGGTTACGGTCAGGCCGCTTCCGAGCGTGACTACACCACCGCCGTCGATGCTGATGGCGGAAAAGGTGCCCGTCTGCCCGGCCAGTGCCGCGACGCCTACCGACTCGCCGCTGACCAGGTCGATGTTGAGATTGGCTATCGTGTCCGCGCTTGTCAGGGCGAGGCCGAACTGCCCAGCGCCGGGGCTTGCTGCGGCGGCGGTCACGTTGCATGTCGCCGTCCCGTTGGCGTCCATGTGGACGTAGGACTGCCCAGTTCCGGCCAAGTTGAGCGTGGTGGCTCCGATCGGCAGGGATACGGGGTTCCCGTTGGTCATGCTGCCGACAGTGCCGGTGAAACCCTCCAGGAACGAGACGGTTACAAAGGCCGGCACGGCCCGCGTGGCGGTCCCGCCCGACGTATACGCCTTGCCGGTAGTGGCCACGGGCACCGTCATCGCCGCGTCGGTGTAGGGCGTCAAGACCAGACCCGACACGCCGACATAGTAGTTGTTCCCGTTGAGAACGTCGGTTCCAACGGTGCCAACGATGTCGGCGATTGCAACCAGCGAACCCGTCGCCAGCCCCTTGGCGTCCGCGACGGTGATTGTGCCTGTCGCGCCGATGGACACGCTGGTTATCGTCAGGGCGGCCGTCGGCGCTCCGGCCACGGGCTTGTCGTTGCCGGCCGGGAATTGAACCGAGTCGCCGGCGACGGGCGCCGTGCCCGACTGGAAGTTGGTGCCAACATCAACCGACGTGTTTGTGTCGCCATCCCAGATCTGGGTTGCTGGCATGATTTACTCCTGGGTTTGCGCGGACTCTCCGTGATGGGTCCGAGAAAGAGTGAAGGGGGTCGTCGATCAAGGCCGCTTGCGGTCTACGGCTCTCACGAATCGGACCGCGGCATAGGCGAGGATCGCGGTGATTATGATTGCCCCGAGAAAGGTTGCAAAGATGATGCCGTAAGCCACTGCGCGGCCGGGAATGTATTCCAGAATGTAAGCGTCCAAGTTCACAGGTTGTCTCCTGGACACTATTATAGGCCGCGCTGGCGTTCTTGACCATAATAATTCTTTTCGTCAGGAAGATGCCGTGATTCCTTTGAGGTGTCCAAACTTGTCTGTGATGGCGCTGATTTCGATGCCGCCAGCCGCGGCCCTGAAGGTGCAGTTACCCGGCGGCACCGACTCTGGTGCGTACTCTCCATCGTGCAGGATGTAGTCCGCGAGTGGCGGTTCATGTTGCCCTTCGCCCACCAACACGCCTGAGACGTCCAGCGAGTCCTTCTCGAACCGGACAAAGGACAGCAAGGTATCTGTGTCCCATTCTCGCGGCGTTATGTCCACTTCCGATTGATCCTTTCGGATGTAGACGGTGATCTCCTGCTCCGGGTCAAAGTCCTCACCCTCTTTGTTGGTCACAATCAGGTCGATGGTGGAAACCGAACCTGTGTTTGAGTCGGAAGCCGGTCGGCCCCACTCGACGGGCGGCTCCGGCAACATGTAGCCTTCGTCGTAGGGCCTCTGTCGCGGCAGGGGTACAACCACTTCCGCCACGGGCGGCGGCTTCGGCCGATAATCCTGTGTCGGCAACTCGACGGGGCCGGGCAGGAGTTGCATCGCGCCCCAGTTCGACTCGTCGGGTACGTTCCGAGCCTGCTCGCGGAGGTAGGCGCTTATGCCGTTCACGGCGTCGATGATGGTCTTCAGGATGTCACTATCGCCTTTCATTTCAATCCCAACTTATCATCGCATCCAGGCCCGACCACGACTTGCGGCGGTAGGGGTCGCGGTCTTCCTTGGCTGTATCCGAGGGCACGCCGGCAACCGTGCATTTCTTGTTCGTCCAGTCGTAAATCGTGCGGAACTCGCCAGGCACCACCACCCCGCCTTCATCCAGCAAAGGCATCCTGAACGGCATCTTCGTCTGCCGGATGACTTCGACCTTGTTATGCCCAGCTAACGGGTCATAGAGCATCGAGTAGTCCGCGTACCAGAGGGCACCCACCCGCCAGAAGCGGGTAGCGTCAGGCGGGAGCATTCGGCACGTCTCGGAGCAAAGTCCCAACCTGCTCAGAGCCCCGAAGTTGACCGTATCGACGTAATCAAGAAGCACGACCGGATTTAGACTCGCGTAAGCCGTCTCGATGACAATGACGGCCTTCTTCTTGAGCGACGACACGTCGCCCTTTGTGACGATATACCTTGACGGGACATAACCAGTCTCGTGGCACGGGCCTTGGATTTGCAGGCCGTTCGTCTTCGGCTCCCACATCAATTCCTCTTGGGCCGTCAGGCCGCGCAGGCTCACCCTGGCGACGTTCGGTTGCCGGTAATCGGTCCACCCCGCCGTCTTGAAGTGCGCCCGCGTGAAGACCAGGCCGGGGATCGTTGTCCTTTCCTGTTCGAGGTGGTCACAGATTCGCCCAAGCATCCCGCCCTCGACCTGGCCGTCAAGGTTGGTGAAGTAGGACACGCGCGGCACAGGTATCCCGCTGCCGGTCCGGGCCGTCGAGACGAAAAGCCGCTCTCCGGTCGCTACCGTGCCCTGGTTGAACTCGTGGCGGCTGCCTTTAAGCTCCGGGCCGTTGGACCCCGCAACGTAGGGCTCCGGCTCGATGGCGGTGACGTGCAGTTCGGTGTTGCCCTTGTTCTGGGCGATCTGGGCGGAGGCCACCCGAACGCCGAAGCCCGTCATGCCCGTCACGCCGAGTTTCGTGATGGTCGAGAGGTCCGTGCCCCTGGCCGGCATGTTCGCCAGCCGCGCGCCCAGCGGTATGCCGGTGAAGACGAAACTGTGCGCGCGGCCGTAGGGCAGTTCTTTCGACTGCCTGCGCGTGAAGTCTTCGCTGTCGTACCAGTTGCCCATCGGCTCGACTCCTTGCCGGAGATCGGCCTACGGGTCAGGCGGCGGTCGTCGGGCCGAGACTGTAGAAATAAGTGCCGTTGTGGTAGAGGATGCAGAAATCGCCCTCCGCCAACGTGACGGTCTCGGCCTTGCTGGCGGCGACGTTCACGATGGTAGCCGCGGCGGTCGCGTAGATGATCCAGATGCGGCCCTTGAGCGGACTGACCGCCGCCGTCGGCAACGTCAGCGCCCAGTTGCCGATGCTGATGACAGAGTTCAAGAGAAGTTCCTTGACCGTCACCGTCTTTGCCGCCGTCGTCACGAGTTCGCGGCCCTTCAGGGCGCCCGCGAGGTCTTCCATGATCTTGTGTACGCTCATCGTATGTCCTTTCAACAAGTCAAAAAGGGGTTGTTACATTTCATCCCTGGGCCTATGGCCCGGCATGGGTTAAACTATCGAAATCGTGATGGTGGTGTGGTCAGCCAGGGTGTACTCGCCCGCCATGCTCTCGCCGTCAGCACCGCTCCAGGTATGCCCATCGAAGTACAATCTCCAACCGCCACCACGATAAAGCAATGCACCATCTACATCGCCAACCCAGACGCTGGTTGCCGGGTCATAATCGTAACCCTGTGCCGCAACGCCCCCAACCGCTGCTGCCGTGCCGGCAACCGCGCCAGGCTCCTCGATCATCACCGATCCCGTAACCATTGCGGTGCACAACGCGTAAATCTTCACCATCGTTGCGGCGTTCGGCACGGCGTTGCCGGAGATATCCAGTGTCAGGACCGCAGAACTTGCCCCAGTCACAATCTCCGTGTGTAGCGCCGTTACCAAATCCGCAAGAGCATCGGCGTCCATGCGATTGTTGCTCAGGTTTAGAGTGCTCGCATACGCCCCCGCATCTGTCGGGTCCGAGTAGCAGTCAGTCAGCGTCACCGTGCCGATATTGCAACCACTCAGGACCGTGTTTGCCCCGGCAAGTTTCCCGACGTGCTCTAATGTAATATCCGCAGCCGCAAGCGTGCCCGCCACGCCCAGGAGCGTAACATCGTCTTGTATCTTCCCGGCTACGGCGGCTATCTCAGCGGCAATTGCGCCGCGCCTTATAGTATGGAGCGCCATTGGTCACGCCTCCTCTATCAGCCAGCCCCCGACAGTTCCACTCGCGACGATTAGTGTGATGTTGTCCAATCCCTTCGGCGAACCCTCGAGCGTGAGATCGTCGGTAAGTACAGGTATATGTGTTGCCGCGACCGCCACACCGGCGTGCCAGATAATACCTGTGGCCGCCGGCCGAATAGTCACGCGCTGGGTATTGACCGATAGAGCCGAACCCTTGAGCGCGGCCAACGTCTTCGCCGTTGTCGTAACGGTTATTGGTGTCACAATCTTGGGTATCTGTATATTCATGTTGCGCTCCTAAGAAATGTCCAAGCCGTTTTGCCAATTCATCGGGTCGATTCTCCGCCGCCCGTCGTTGTCCGAGTTGTCCACGTTGTATCCGACGTTCCGCGGCTGCTGGCGGAGGTTCGTCTTCTTCGCCGCCTCCAGTAGACGCGTCGCCTTGACCGCCTCCGAGCCGTCCGTTCTCCCCTGCTCGCCTTCCCAGATCATGTACGCGCACGCCATTACTGCCGGGCTGTAGCGCATGCCGCCTACGGGATAGTCGTTATCGCCCGAGAGCAGTGCCGGGTTGCGGAGGTACTGGTAATACAGGGTCGTGGCCGTCGCCGGCGTTGGCCAAACCATCAGTTCCCATCGTTGCCCGGTCTCTGCCGCCAGGGCGACCGACTGCAACGAGCAAAGGGTTGGTATAGCACCCGATGAACTTGCCGCCCGCTTTGCCCGGATAACGTCGGGGGTCGTCCATTGAAGTGGCGGATAACCCGAATCTGGGCCGAACCCGAAGTTGCTCTCCGGTTCCGCGAAGTCGCCAGGCAGGTCAAAGTTGCCATCCGCATCGGCGGCACCTAGTGTTATCGTGGCTTCCGGGTGCAGGAAGCTCCAATCGTGGAACGCGACGAAGAATGAGTAGCCTTCGTTGACGATCCGCTTGCACTCCGTAAGGTTATCCCCGGTGGGTGAGCGCGTGCCGTAGAGCTTCGCCCCGATGTTGGCGTACATCTGTGCGAATGTCAGGCTCAAAGTGGACTCGGCGGTTCCACTGATAGTGCCGACAACCGTTATCGCTTCAACCTGCAGCGTGACGCCGCCGTAAACCGTCGTAATTGTGAAGGTGTAGGTCAGGTCGTAGGCCGGATCGGTCACAGTGAATGTGTACATGCCCGTCGCCGGATTGGCCTCAGTGTCGGCAACAACGGCGGAAGTGTCGTTTCGTGTCACCACGCAGGTCATCGAGTCGGCGTTCGTGAGAACCCCGTCAACCCTGAACTCTCTCGGCTTTATCGTGGTGCTCATGGTTTACTGCCTCGTTATGGTCGGTTTGTTCGTGATTGTCACAACAACGGTTCCGGCCCCGCCTGTATAGTTGCCGGTCACATCGTCCACAACGATTGTGTTCTTGAGAATACTCGCCGCCAGGTCCACGCCCGGCGCGCCCGCCCCCGAGTGCAGGGTGCTCGCCCGTAGGGTGCCGGTGGTGCCGTCGCCCCGGTCGATAGCGTTGTAGAGATACTTCGCATCGGGCAGGGCGGTGATCAGCACGTAGTCAGCCAAGTCAACCTGGCCGTCGTTATCGGCGGCCAGCAGATTTTGCACCGCCGTGGTCATATTGCCAATTTCCGCGTTTACGGCGGCCGCGTCGACGGCAAGCTGTGCAACCTGGCCTGCCGCGTAGACCAGCGCCGTGCCGGCCGTGGCGTCAACGCCGTTCGGCAGGGAGATAGTGGAATCGGTCCCGTCAGTATCCAGCACCGCCGCCTCGATGGCGTTTTTGTCGGCGGTCTGGGTCGCCAGCGTCGTCGGATAAGAGCCTTCGTATTCAGTGCCTTCAACGCCGAAGAGCACGCCATCTGCGACACTGGTCGTCGCCGGGTAGCCCGCGATGTCAGCCAGAGCCGTCGGGTCGAGGTAATACTCCCCGACCGCGGTTTCTGCATATGACTTGAACATGTAGTCTGTCATGACTTCACCTTTAACGCTGTATCGAGTTTTGTCAGTGTCGCGTTCGTCATTGCTGAGCCGACGATGGCGATTCCGCCGGCACCGCCCGGCACTACGCCGCTGGTGAACAGGCTCTTGCCGATGGACGAGGCTGCCGCGAAGTCGCCAGCGGTAGCGTCCTGCCAGACGCCGGTTGCGATCTGTGCGGCAGTCAGTTGGTTGGTGACGGTCGTGACGGTCCCGACAGTCACGCCTCCGCTTCCGTAGCCCTGGACGATCAGGCCCGTGCTGCTGTCGAGCTTCGGGATTCCGCCCTTGGCCCCGATGACGGCCGCCAGGGCAGCGGCGGCAGCAATCTGCACTGGGTTGACAAAGCCTGCGTTGATTGTCACCGCGCCATAGTTAGCCGAGACAATCCCATTGACCTTGTTATCCGCTATTGTACCAGTGGCGGAATTAACCTCTACCGTGCCATAGTTGTTTGTGATTGTAGTGGTGTTGATCTCTACAATGCCGGTGTTGTATGTAACTATACCGAGATTGAGTTCTATGGTGCCGCTGTTATACGTCACTACCCCTGCGCCGCAGTTACTGTCTATACGACCATAATTATCCGTAACCGTGCCCTGGTTGTTCGTTACTTCCCAACCTGCCGGCACAATAGCAACGGTCACATTAGTATCAATGTTCAGCAAGGAGTACCCTTGCAATACCATCGTGCCGAACTGCCCAAGGTCCAGGTCGGCAGCAACCGTAACTGTCACGCCGTTTCTGATGATAATGTTATTGCCCGCCGCAGGAATGGCCCCGTCCTCCCATGTACCCGCCGTGGCCCAGTTGCCGGTTGTGTCTGCAATCGAATTATTTACACCTGCGTTCTGCCGCACATCCGCCCCACCCAGGCCGAAGGTCGCGCCGTCCCAATACCCCAGGAACGTGCCCGCCAGCGTGCCCGCGATGGTCGCCCCATCGTAGAAGTCCACCACGTACCAGCCCGCCGCCGTCAGAGTCGCGGGCCAGGAGCCGACGTAAACGTAGCTGCTCGCCGGCGTCTCTGTCATCGTCAGGATGTAATTCGCCCAGTTGGCGACGGTCAGGTCCTCCCAACCCGGCGTCCCCGCCGTCTGCCACATCTGCACCTTGCCGCCGACGGTCAACTGCTTGCGGATCGTCGCCTTCATCGTCTTGCCGGTGCCTGTGTGCCTGAAGGAAAGTTCCGCGCTCATCTATGCTCCTCTCAGCGCGCCGCCGTAGCGCACGCCAACGCCGCCGCCTGCCTCAAATCCAGCCAGGTACGGCGTGCTATCCTCACTCGCCAGCGCGTAGTAGTTCACGCCGGAGTCTTCCAGCACGCCTTCCTCATGAACGATGCCATCATTCGACAATATCCCGAATTCATAAGCCACGCCAGCTATGTCAACGACACCATACGACCCGTAAATGCCCGTATCGGCTTCGAGGACGCCGGAGGGGTAGACATCACCATCACCGTCCAGAATACCCGGCCCGGCCGACACCGCCCCGGCCGAGTCCACGATGCTCGACGCGAGGGTGCCGTAGACGCTTCCGGCAGCACTGGTATACAGTACCGTGTCCAGCACGACCAGGTTCAGCGTCGGCACCGGACAGAACACCTTGAGCGCCCCGGCCGCGTCGCTGAACTGAAGCGGGATACCGGCAGCCATCTTGAGAATGCCGCCGTTCACCGCCACCGGATACCCGGTACCCGTAAGGTCTACACCATTAACCACACCCGTCCCGCCGGTAATCCCTATCCCATAGGCCCCGGCGACGCTGCCACCCTTGGCCTTTGTCACCGTGCAGGTGCCCCCTGATATACTCACGCCGTGCGCACCGGCAGCCGAACCACCCGTCGCATTGGTTACGTTCCACGTCCCTCCGAGCATCTTTACCGCGCCCTGCGCCGCTGCAACCGCGTTCGTGATGGTGGTATTCGTGCCAATGTAGGTCGCTATCGCCGGCGCATTCGCACTCGCCGTCGCGGTGGTGACGGTCAACGCCGTCAACGTGCCGTCCACCAGATTCATCGCATAGGCACTGTCCGCAGTGCCGCCAACAATGCTCGTGACGGCAATGGTGTGCGTGCCGCTGGTCATGTAGATACCGCGCTTGCTCGTAGCCGTGCCGCCGGTCAGGGTTCCGTTTATCGTCAGCGTCCTGTTTGCGGCACTCGTCAACGTTATCAGATCCACCGTGCCCGCGCTGACATTGGCCGCAATCGTGCTCGTGGCGTTCGCCGGCACGATTGTCCCAGCCGACGCCGCGCCGCCAAGGGCCACCCTGGCCGCGATGGACACGCACGTATAGGTGCTGGCGTTAGACCCGTCCAACGTTAGAGCGTATCCGTTCAGGGAGATCGTGTCCCCGGACAAGGGGGGGCCAGTCACGATGTAGGTGTATGTCGCGTCAGCGGGCGGACTCGTTATTGTTGCAGCAGTTGCCGAGTTTGCAGACACGTCATACAGGGTTCCGCCGAGGCTCATCTTCCTGCCGACAAGGGCGTTTACTGTCCAGGCGGGAGATACTGTCGGCGTAAGGGTTCCGCTGGCAAGGACACCATCGGCCCCGGTCATCGTGCCTATGCCCGTGGCGTAACCTCCAGCCACCGACCAATTTGCAGCAGCGCCTAGGATGATGTCTGCCATGTCCACCTACGGCGTCACCGCCGCCTCTTTCGTCTCCGCCGCCACCCCCGTGCTGGCTTCGATCAGCGCCTTCACCGCGTCTTTGGCCTTCTTGTCGAGCGTCGCGTCCTTCTCCACCGCGTCGTAGACCTTGCCCACGGCGGTCCTGTCCGCCTCAGCCTTTATCGCCGCGTCTCTCGCGCGGATCGCCGCCCACTCAGCCTTGCGGGCCTCGGCGAGGTCTTTCGTCCAAGGAGCCGTGTCCACGGTCCCGCCGAAGGGCCGAATCGCGTCCGCCACGGCGTTAGCCGCGGCCTGCGCCGTCGCCTCATCCTCGCAAGTAACCGCGCTGATTATTCTGATCTGCTGCATGTCAGTTGCTCCTCGATCGGTATGTCTTTCGGCTCGGTCATCGGTGCTTCCTGCAAAGATCGGCCCGGCCCCCAAGAGAGGGCGCATCCGGTCGCCCCGGAGATGGGGGCCGGGCACGTTCGTTCAGCCGCAGTTACCGATATTATGTTCGGACCAACTGGGCGATCTTCACCCAGTCAACGAACAGGTCCGCGTCATCAGTGTGAGCGTTTTCGCACGTTGCCGCGAAACTCATGCACATCGCTGCGTTCGGCAGATTCGCCGCGGTGGTCCCGGTCTCGACCAGCACTCCGTTCACGTAGAACTTGATGCTGGTCAGACCGTCGATGACGAAACCGATGTTGACCCAAGTGGCGTCGGCGCAGGCGGCCACGTCAGCGGTCGCATCATCGGCCGAAGTGCGAGCCGTGATGCTCGACATCTTGTTGTCGGTGCCGGCGTCCAAGTGATAAAACCCCGCCTTATCCGACACGTCATCAAGGGCGCCAGTCGCTAGGAGGCTCGCATCCACGGCACACAGACCGGCGAACCACGAGTCCGTCGCGTCCGTGAGTTTGATCCTGGCCTCGAACCACAACTTCCGCCCGGCCGCAAGCAGGAAGGATGCCGTCGGCTGTTGGAGCGAGTCCACGCCGTCATCGGCGGCGTTGTGACCGTTACTGTCCAACTTCAGAACGCCGCCTTCACTGTCCGTCGTGACACCGGAGCAGATGACGCCGCTGGTCGTTGCGTGGATCGTCCACCCATCGGCCGTGGTAACATCGAGCGGCCCCAGGAAGTCATCGAAGTAGGCGATGCCCAATGTGGGGTCTTCCTTGAGTTCGGTCCAGGGACAACTTTCCCAGATCGCAGAGGACTGGGCGTTGACGGCACTGGTAGGTGTCTTCCAGTTGATCCGGTCGTAACGCGGATGGACACCGAACAACTTGCAGAGAACCAGACCATTGACGCTGCTGCGGTCCACCGTCTGAAGGGCTTTGCCGATAATGATGCCTTCACCAACACCGCCAGCGAGATAACTACCCGCCTTGACAGTGAGAAGTGTCACGTCAATCGTGCAGTTCTGGTCGGTGAAGACCTCGCAGATCGAACCCGGCAGGATGATCGGGCGCAGGCCCGGTTCCGCCGGATAGGTGCTTCTTCCGCCGCCGACCACGCCGAGGAAGTTGTGGAGCTTGCCGGTCGCCGGCTTCTCGGCCCGGCACCATCTGTCGGCCTGAACGTCTGTGTAGAGGCCGTTCGGACTGTAGTCGCTGTTGGCGCACAGGAGATGTCCGGGCCGGAGGGCATCGCTGCCCTCGTAGAGAACGCTCGACGGGGCCACGCCCGCCGGACCCGGAATCATCCGGTTTGCTTGTACGTAGCTGAGATTCATGGTTCACTGCCTTTCCCTGCCGATGCTGCCTTGCAGGAATATGGTTTCGTGCTCGCCGCCAACTTAGGCGACGTAGCTCAGGACGGCGCCGACCTTCTGCCGGTCGCCTACGATGGTCTGGTACTCGGTGAAGACGTGAGTCGTCACCAGGTTGGGCTGGAACGCATTGCTCGGGAACGACTGCTCCTTGAAGACCTTCCCTTCCCGAACGGCGAAGTGGAAGTGCGCCCAGTTGATGAGGTACGTCGGGTAGTAGCCCCTGGCGGCGTCGTAGGTGTCGAGCGCCGGCTCCCAGGTGGTGGGGATCGACAGCACCGTGGCCTTGCCGGCGAACCGGGCAAGGGTGAAGCCCACCTGGTCATTCTGCTGGCGCAGGCGGCGCTCCATCGACTGAATCGTCGTCTCGTTGCTGTGGATCGTGATGTTGTTGAAGGGCGGGGTGTTGTAGTCCAGCACCGTCGGGGGGCTGACGAACTGGAGGTGGCGCCACGCCTTGGAGATCCGCTCCTCGGCCGTGTCGGTGTACTCGCCACCGCTGTCCGGCCACTGGGCATTCCAGCACCGATACCGGGCATAGGTGTCATCGTCGAACCCCGTGGTATCGACGTACGCGCCTGGGTTGATGCCGGCCACGTCCGTGAAGCCCGTGGCGATGCCGCCCTGGAACGCGCCGGCCACATCGCAACCGACCGTGCCGGTGTCACCGACCTGCGTGGTCGTGATCGGAACGAGCCAGTGTGCTAGGTTCAACGGCCGGGTGAGGCTGTCCGGGTCCGGGGCCGCCCAGAAGTCGTCCAGGATGAGCAGGGCCATGTCCATCTGACTGGACGCCCGGCGGGGTTCGGTGACTCCCGCCATCTTGTGAACGAGTTCCGGCCCGCGGCACACGTCGAGTTCGTGCTCGCTGACCGTCCAGTTGACGTTCGCCAGTCGCCAGGGCACGTTGCCCTGCTTCAGCACGTTCACGATCGACGGGGAGTAGGTCTGGTCGTAGAGCACGAATGAGGCCGTGCCGGACTCCTTGTACACCACGTCGAACTTGCAGGTATCGCCGCCCTGGACCTTGATCGAGTCCGGGCCGGTGATCTTGTTGAGAATGGTCATATCCCTCGGGGCGTCCTTGCGCATCAAATACGAGAACGCTCCACGTTCGCCGCCGGACCCCACAAGGGGGAACGCGGCGTTTACTTCCATTACGGCATCGGCATAGTCGCTTGGCGACCAGCCGGCAGCTTGTACTGTCATAGGTCAACTCCCGGCCGTCAGGCAGGGATCAGTCCCTTCCTCTTCAGATTCGCCTCGGCCTGGGCTACGCGGCGCTCCTCTTCGGTAAGGGCAGGTGCCCCCCCGGATTGGCCGCGCGGGCGCATAATGCCCATTCGGGCTTGTCGTTTGAGATCGGTGCTGATACGGTCCTGTTCGGCCCGTTTGATTGTTTCAGGGTCGGGAGCCGGGAGCAGTCGCCGCTGGGCCTGCCGGAGCGTAATCGACTTCTTGGCGAAGGCCGCGCCGCGGAGGTGTATCGCTACATCCTCCTTGAACTTGTCCTGGGCCAGCTTTGCGGGCGAGCCCTCTTCAAGATCGGCATGGTTGCCGTCGCCGTCGAAGAACTGCGGATACGCCTGCGGGTCAAGCCCGGCATAGAACCGATCCCAATGATCCGACTCCCGTTCGTGCAGAATGTCAGTCAAGAGGCTCTCGACATTCTGGCTCCACTGGGCGACTTTCGCGGTGTCCAGGTCGCCATACTCATCTACGAATTGGCTTGCCTGCACGCCCGCGAGTTTGGCCTTCGATCTCGCCGGGGGCGTCTCATCCCCTACGGCGTCATCGCCTGCCAAACCATCATCGCCACCATCTGCCGCGGCCTCGACCTTGCCCGTCTTGGCGACCTTGATCGCCTCATCCAGCTCCTTCGACTTCTCATCCAGCTCCTTCGACTTCGCGCCGAGGTCGCTGAATGTGCGGTCAAACTTGGTCGCCCAGTTGTCCAGGGTCTTCGCCGCCTTTGAGCCAAGCGCTTTCAGATCGGACTCATCGAGCCCCATCTGCTTGGCCATCTCCCGCTGGCGCTGGGTCAGTTTCGGGGCCTCAGCCTCCGCTTCCGCGGTGCTCTCTGCCTCGCCACGTTCGCCAGGTTCGCGGGAACCGTCACCGAGCAACCCCTTGGCTGCCAGACGGCTCTCGGCCGCCTTCACCGCGTCGGCATTGGCCGTATCGTCGGCGGTTCGTGTCATCGGCAGGGCTTGCGCCCCATCCGCAACCGCGTCCGCGCCGGCGGCACCTTCTGCCACTGCTGCTTCTGCTACTGCTTCGTCTGACATCGCATATCTCCTGCGGCTCGCCCGCTGTCGGCCCGGTCGTTACGCACGGCCCGGCCGGCCGGGGGCTACCCGCGCACTTCCTCAAAACAGTGCCGACCCGTCGCCTTCATGTAAACAAGGCGGCTCTGCCGGTCTTTGTATCTGCACACGGCGGTATGACCGTGTTTCGGGTTCGGTATGAACTTCACGCCGAGGTGCCCGAATCGGCGGTTCATTTCGTCCATCTGGGACAAGGCACACCCCATCGCAACGCTGTCCTGGTTCGTCGCGTCGCACTTGCGGAGTTTGGTTGCGACTCCCGCGAATGATTCGCGCGTGTGCCCTTTCAGGAGATGAAACTCGCCGTCTGCACCCACGCACACATCATCGACATGGGTAAGTTCGCCGTCAGCCATGACGTACCGGCCCGGCTTGGCTCGCTTGCCCTTGCCGAAGCCATGCGCCCTCGGCAAGTCGTGGTTGTCTGTCACTCGTCTCTTCATGTTCACTCTCGACCCCAAACAAAAGAACCGCCCAGCCCCTCGCGCGAGGTTGGGCGGTTCTTGGTCTGCTCTCGCAAACTCACCCGCTGGCCGGCGGGCTTGTCTGGGCGTTATTCAGTTGTCAGTCATTTCTCTCGGTTAGAAGACCAGTGCCTTGATCGCCAAACAGAGCGCGATAACAGCCAGAATCAAGGCCGCCACACAAAACCTGGTGCCGGCTCTGCACTCTGCCTTACAGGCGTCAGTCTCGATTTTAAGCTGCTCTATTGTTTTCATGCTTCGGTTGCTCCTTCTCGGACCCTACCATCACCGGGAACCTGTCCCGCTTCGCCTTCACGATGATTCGCGTAACCGTCTTCCGCGTGTTCGGAGTGTCTGACCAGACGTAATTGAAACTCCGCATCTCGCAATCGCCGAGGTCCTTGCAGTCTTCGGCCGTAAGCGGGCGCGTCTTGACGCTAGGCATGGCCTTAAGTATTTCGTCTATCGTCTTCATGGCTTCAGCCATAGCCGCAATTCCGTTGGGTCCAACCACATTGTTACCCTCTGCGTAATCTTCGTTCCCTTTTGTCGGACAGGCCCGAACTTGATTTCGCCGTGGTAGTGAAATCGCCGGCTGGACTTGACCTTCTTCATAACTTCGCCTCTTCCTTCGCCTTGGGTTCCGGCGGCAATGGGCTCAGGTCTGCTCGTTCGGCTTTCTCTGGCTCGCCCGTAAGACGAGCTTTATACATCGCCGTATGGACCTTGGCCGCACCCGGGTTCTCGCATTTCAGGAAGACCTCGCATTCGCCATGAAAATAACAACCTGTCGAGTAGAGATTGTTAGGCTTGGGTTCCGGCGCGACGTACTTCTCCAGTCCTTCGGGCGGGAACTTGGCCGTCTGCACCTGGCCGGGCGGGACGAACCACGCCACAACCACGTCGCCGGCCGCGTTGCCGATAACCGTCATTACCGGACTCTTGCTCTTGAGGTTCACCACGTCGCCCTTGACGAACTGCTCGACGGCTCGGTTTCCCAGTTTGATTCCTTCGCTGCTCATGCCTGCACCTTCCTTCCCACCGGCTGGGCATGGCCGCTGCTCGCCGCCTTCGCCTCGGCCAACGTGAAGTGCGGGCCGTCCCACACGTAACCTTCCCGGTTGCTCCACGTCCGCTTCTGGCTGTCGAAGACGCACAGCTTCAGCGGACTGCCGGCCTTCTCCCCGGTCACGATGTAGTAGCCGGGTTCCGTGCTCGTCTTGCCGTGGAATATCTTGACCGGCACGAGCGTCTTCTTCATCGCCTCGATCTTCTTCTCGTGGGCGGCGTTCTGCTTGGCCGCGATCTGCGGGTTGTAACTCAGATGCGGCGGCGGCACAGTCATTCGCTCGCTGGTCCTGGGGATGAACCGATCCGCCTCCTTTGGCGGCATCATCCGAACTTCGGCGTCGAACACGTCGCTGCCGTTGGCGCCCGCGGCCTCAACTATCACGATGATACTGGGCATGTCACTGAACTCCCTGCTGGGCACCCGTGTCCACCTGGCCAGTTTGGCCGGGCGACCCCGGTTGCGATATATTCACGCTCGTTCTCGGCCCGGCCCCCGGCGCGTTGCCAGGTATCGCCGCCGGCATTGATTGGGTAAACCAACCTTCGACCCCCTTCAGGCCGCGCTTCTGAGCCAACATGCTTACGATGGTCTTCATGTCAGGCACAGTGCCCTGGCTCGCCATGATCGGCAGACCGGGCACGATGAACCGCTCGAACATCTCGGCGTAGCGGTCATACTCCTGATCCGGAGTCGCCGTGGCCGAGGCGTAGGCGTTCAGGGCCAACCCTAACTCGCCCCATACCGCCGGATCGCGGTCCTCCGGCCTGCTCTGCCGCTGGATCGTCGCGTTGCCGACATTCTCAGCGCCCAGGAATACGCGCACCTGGTCATTCCACATGTACCAACCGAATTGCCGGATCACGCGGGTCATAAACTGCGCCGTGGTCACAACCATGCGAGAAATCCGCTGGCTGGCGGTGGCGTACTTCATCTGGTCCTGCGTGGCAGTGGGGGCGTTGCCGGCCATGCCGCCGAGAAGTTCGGGGTTCGGCCCGTTGCGATTCTGCTGCTCCTGCATGAACTCTATCGCGTTGCCGATCTCGGCCACGTTGCCGCCGAAGCTGAATACCTGCCCGCTCTTGGGGTCGGTTACCGTGATGATCTGGCCATCGTTGGCGTCGCGGACCTTGCCCGTCTCCGGGTCAGTCACGGCCAGCACGTCCTTCAGGTTGTCGATCCGCCTGACGTACTTCCGGCCCATGCGGTTCAAGAACACGTGCAGGTCGTGCATCTGCAACGCGCAGCCAAGCGGGATCGGGTTATCCTGTACCCAGTCGTAGCCAAGCATCTCGTAAGGGCCGCCCTCCGGGAAGTCCTTGGCGTCCACCTCGCGCAGCACGCCCGCCCCATTCTCCGGGCGCGGCGAGATCGTCACAACGGCCCGCTCTCGCGGCAACCAAATATCAGCCCACTCGAACTGCGGGAAAAGCTCGTCGAAGTCGCCGGCGCCCGGCGTCATCGTCTCGGCGCCCTCTCGCTTGGCATCGTGGAACGTCGCCAGCCGGTCCAGGGCGTCCTTATCCACGTCGGGCACGCTGTAGGCGTCCTCGCGGCCGATCCGGTAGACGTCACCCTCGAACGGCGCAGCCTCACGCTTCTTGCACGGGCCAAGGATATATGAATCAGGGGACACCCGCTCGCCGAACGGCAATCCCGGATCCTGCCGCCAGTCCGCGAAGTCGGCCCGACCGCGGGGCAGGGCTTCAAGCCCCACCTTCAGCACGCCGAAGCCGCACACGGCATCCATAACGACGCCCAACATCTCATCAGTCAGTCGGGCATCCTCAATCACCCGCTCGATAGCCAGGGCAATCTCCCGGGCGGGAACCATCAGAGCCTGGTTCCTGGGGTTGCTGTCAACCGCGATCTTGCCCGTGGTGATTGAAGGCAGCAGCACCGTGATGAAGGCGTACAGCGTGGCGAACGGCCGATCCTTGCCGTCCGTCACCCCGTCGCCGTACAGAGGGCCGGCGAACTCCTTGAGCACCTTGATCCGATTCGCCCGGAACTTCAGTAGCCGCTCGCTGGACTGGCCAATAGCGCGAGTCAGCCGGGCCGCGAACGAGTCCCGGTCCGTCTTCAGCGTGATACCGCTTCGCCTTGGCTCAGTCGTTAGGGGCATTGGCTATCCTTTGCGGATTTCCTCGTCAATGATCCTGCATATCCCACCATTCATGTCACCGCGAAAATGATCGTTGGACAGCCCGAACTTCTTAATGATCCGATCTGTGGCGCGTTGGGCGGGAGTTCCAAGCTCAGTCAAGGCCGCAACTACAAGCCTATTCTGGATGGTCTTGGCCATTCTTTCGACCCCGGCCAAGTCCCGATAACTCATTGCCGGCTTAGCCTTCTTCGGCTTAGCCTTCTTCGGCTTAGCCTTCTTCGGCTTAGCCTTCTTCGGCTTAGCCTTCTTCGGCTTTACCCGCCGCGTTGCACCCAAAGCAACAGCTAAGCCGTCCATAACTAGGCCCACGGCGTCGGCATATTGCTCCGGGGTGAACCCACGCTTGCGGTCTGCCTTCTCCGATGTCTGTTCGGTGCTCATCTGGTTCTCCTGCGTCATCAGTCCTGCTCCCTGCTTTGCTTTGCCGCCTGCTCCTGCTCGACCAGCCATGCGTAGCTGCCGGGCGGGACTGCTTTCTTCTGTGACTCGGGCACGGTCTGGATATTCATGCACCGCCAGAGGCCAGCGTGGGCAATCACGCGGTCGCCGTGGGCATCGCGGGCGCCCTCAGCCTCTTCGACCATCTCGGCCGGCCCAACCCCGCCGTTGGCGTAGTAGACGTACTGCTCGATCTCACCAGCCGTTGGCGAGTCATGCAGGACGATTGCCCGACGGGCAAGGCCGATGCGAAACTCGCCGAGGAGCAGATGTTTGCCCGCGCGGTCGCTCGTCCAACCTATGCCGCGCTCGCCGGGTTGCCAGGGCAATGCCGCGTTAACCTTGCCCATCAGGCTTGACCAACGAAGCCGCCAGACTTCCCGGCCAAAGAGCAAGCCGTGCCCGCCGTTGGTCTCCCAACCCAGGAGGCACCCACGCTGACCGCCCAGCCAGTTGCAGACCGCTATCGAACATCGAGCCCACTCCTCCGGGCTGTGCGTGGCCGAGACGCCCATGCCGACAACTTCGCCGGTGCTCATATCGCCGATAGCCAGCGTCGAATTGCTTGCTCCCGTGCCTAGGCTGATGTCCGCAAAGGCCGCGAAGACTCGCCCGTCACGCTTGACCGGCCGCCCCTCGTCGTCCAAGTCGCCCCACCACGAGAACCAACCAAGCCGCTCATCGCGCCAAGGTGCTGACGCCAGTTCCAGCCGCATAGCGCGGCCTTCGGCAGTGGTCTCAATCTTGAACTGGATTGCTCCGCGCCTTGACGGCTCGATCAACTGCCCGCCCGCCCTGAGGTCTCGGATTACGTCGGCATCGAAAAACATGTCGCCGGAGCCGAGGTAGTCGATGTCCAGGTTCTCGGCAATGTCCCGCTTACTGACGCGCCGGGCACACTGGGCGTCGTACCAGGGCGAGCGAAGTTTGCCGTCGCGGATGAACGGGTAATCGTCGGGCAGCGAGGCATCGTCCAGCCGCTCGACCCTCGCCTCAGTCGCCCGGTACAGGCCCCGGCCCTTGGTCGGGTGCCTCGACCAATGGAGCGTGATGACCTTGATTCGTCCGCTGTGCCTGATTGCCCCGAACGCATTCCCGCGCAGGTTGCCCGCATCGTCGAAGTGACCCATGCCCTTCGGCGTGCTGTTGAATATGCGGCAGGACGTGGCATCGGACGTCGATCGGTAGATGCTGTCGCCTTGATCGACCGCGGCGAACTCGTCGAGCAGGATCACTCTGCGCCGCCCGCCGCGGCTCAAGTCGGCGTTGGTGCTGGAGCCGTCGATCACCGAACCAGTGGCGAGGTCCTCGATATGCAGGCCCTGGCGGCGAAGCTGAGATGGCTTCGGTTGCATCCAAGCCGGCAAACGCACGCGAACGTAGTCCAACTTCCACATGAGGGCATCGGGATCGCCCCGCTTGTCCACCAGATCCTCGACGCGAGAGGCAAGCGTTGAGGCGAAGGCCAGCTCGAACAGCCAGAACCAGCTTACCGCCAGCAGGCACATCCAACTCGCGCCCATGTCTCGGCTCTTTTCCATCAGCACGTCGTATCCTTCCGAAATCGCGTCGTACAACTCTCGCAGTGCATCTTCCTGCACCGGCCAAGCCACGAACGGCACGGCCCGCAGGCCCTCGATCAGTCCGCCCGGCCTCGGCTCGTACACCCAAACGAACGTGTTCACCCACACGACCAGCCCGTCCGGCCCGGACCCGCAGGCGCTAAGCCACTGGCGTTGCAGGCTTTTGTTGCGCTTCGCCGTCGTCAGCGCCCACTGGCGCCACGTCAGGTTCCGGGCCAGGTCGCGGGGACATTGCAGCAGCAGCGAGCGAGCACAACTCTGTTGGATCGACTCCATGCGTTACCTCGATCTCGCCAGAAATCTCCTGACGCTGGCGCGGGCAGTAGTCGCGGTCGAACCGCTCGTAGTAGACCTGGCGGTCTCGCGGGCTTCCGGGCGCACCCTGTTTGGTCGCGCCACTGAGCGTCGCCGCGTGTACGCGATGCAGTTGCAGCCGGAACCAATGATTCGCCCGCTCCGTCCACCATGCGGAGAAGTCGGGATGATCGTGCCAGGTGTAGTACGTCCGCAGGCCCACACCGGCCTCCGTGCAGGCGGCCGAAGTTTTGCTCTTGTACCCGTAGCGCTGAAACACGGCCAACAACCGCAGTTGTGCGTCACTGGGTTCCCAAGATTTCAGCGGCAACGTCATGCTTCATTCCTCTGTCAGCGCCACTTCCAGTCGATTGAGTAGTCCATAGTAGAGACAATTCACGTCCTGATGCTGGCCAAGCGCTTTCATCGTGTTCCGCAGGGCCGCGATCTGGTCGCGGGCCAGACCCCGCAACTGCTCGCGCGTCAGCGGCCCGGTGTCGATGTCAGCCTCGATGTCCGGCTTCTTGGCCATGCGTCACTTCTTCGCTTCGGTCATGGCTTCGCGGACTTCGCTCTTAACATCCGCGCCCACGTCGGCGCTCGTCTTGTCGTTGTCGCGGGCCATGAGCAGGCCCACGCCAGCGGAGATTGCGGCAAAGGCCGCGCCGATCGTCGCCACCCAGTCCACCGGCGTCTTGCTGGCAATCGCGTTGGCAATGATGCCCAGCCCGGCCAGGATGCCGCCGATGCCGCCCGCCGTGGTCTTCCAGCTTCTCTCATTCAGCTTCGCTATCATCGTTCGCACTCCCGGCAGGCCCGCCATGAACCTCAGCGTGCCGCCTTTGTCGTTCGCCCACATAGCCTTGAGCAGTTTCCAGCCGATCAGGGCGTTAAAAGCCCAGGCCCGCAAGGGCCACTCCAAGCAACAGTTTCAGCGTGAACAGCATCGCCTCTTTCTGTAGGGCCACGCGGGCGGCGTTCCTCTCGTTGGCGACGTCCCATTCCGCCGCCTTTGTGGTCCATGCGTCAAGCAGGGCCGCGTTGGGCATCTTGGCTAGCAATGCCCGCCAGGCCGCGTCGGCGTCGCCGCTGAGCATCATGTCCAGCCAGTCGCAGAACTCCTGCGCCGTCATGGCCACGAGGCCCGGCCCGTACTTGGCCACCACAGGCTTCAGCAGGTCCGGCGTCTTGGCCAGCAGGCCGTCCAGCGTTACCTTCATATCACTCATGCCTTATGACTCCTTGCTTGACGATAGACCTTGCAAATATCTTGTATCAACGTTTCCTCAAACGTCCTGCGGGTTTTCCCGCCCCGAACGGTGCGAAACTCCGCAAACGCCAAATGCAACATTTCGTGTAAAGCATAGTCACAGGGCGTGCGGTTCTGGCCATAACTTGCAATGTTGCCGTTACGGCGTGGAAACGTTGACCATGTACATCCGGCTTGCAGGTAATCACACCTTCGTGTGCCGAGCTTTTTTGCCATGAAAGTGACCTTGAAATCCTTCAGGCACCGAAAGCACTTTTTAAGCCATCGGATTTCCTTGGCTGTCTTTCTTTCATCATCGGTCATCGTTTGCACCTTCCCGTAAGGGCGTTCAGAATGCCTCACTTCGCCGGTTGCGTCGAGGCCACGCCGTCCCGCGCCGCGACGAACTTCGCCCAGACGTTGGCCTGGCTCACCAGGGCACTCTTCATCTCGTCGGACGACAACCGCCCCTCTTGCGCCCTCTGTGCCGTCTCCGCCGACAGGCTCGCCGTCGAGGTCAGCAGCCCGGAGTACTCCGCGTTCATCCACACGCCGCCGCATCCCGCCGTCATCATCAGCAGCCCCAAGAGGGCGATCAGAATCAGTCGCTTCATGTTGAGTCTCCTTGTTCTAGTAGCCGCCGCGTTTGCCCACCAGCAGATCGGCTTTGCCACAATGATGTTTCAGCATCGGAGAGAAATCACCAGGACGTTCATTATAGGCACTCATCGCCAGGACTAGCGAGATCCACACGCCCGCATCGGTCTGCGTCAGAATCTCCGGCGTTGAGGAATCCGTGACCTTGCGATAGATGATGACCGCTCCTGCCTCGCGCCGGCCGAAGTAGATTCCATCGTTGAGGTGGAAATCGCCGCGACCCCATGGATCCCTTCCTATCTCATTCATGTCAGTGAATCGCCTCGATAAACTTTATGATGCTCGGAGCAGCCGTTACCAGACCGCCGCTACCTCCGCACAGCAATCCAAAGATGACGAGTTTCAGATAGCCGACTTTGACCTGCCCAGGAACTTTGCAGTTCTCGACATGGGCGCTAATGGCTTCTTTGGAAACCTGCCAGGACTCCTCTCTGACCATCATCCGCTGATTTGGCTCGGAGTCGGCAAGGACTTCCTGCGCGGCCTCTTTGGCGGCGAGTTTCACGATCTCCATGTCGCGTTCAGTCAGTGCCATCGTTCGGGACCTCTCTGTTCGCCGCAATCATCGTAGAGTGCCAAAATCCAAAAGACAAGGGTAAAATTACCCAGGTGCGCAAGATTACCCACTTTGAACGATGCCTTTTTCGCTCATATCCCGTGCCAAAGGCTCAAATTATCACCATGAAAATAATTATGTTTTTTCGCTTTTTTCCGCGACCGTCATGCCATCCAGTCGGCGCTTTCTGAAGGGTAAAATTACCCAGGTGGGTAAAATTACCCGGCTCGCCAGGATTGCGTTTCGGCTATGGAAGGCCCGGTAGAACACCCCCTGGGCGGCGTTGTGCGACTGGCGCGGCCGTAGCGTGCGAAATTGGCTGGTTGGGCGCAAAGCAGCGGCCCCAGGTCCAGCCGAACCCAGGGCCGCGCGGGTGCAGCCCAACCCTCAATCATCCACGTATTGCCCCTCGTCCGTCTGATCCAGGTATCGCCCGGCGTCCTCAGATTGGGCACTAATATATCGCTCAAAGTGCGCGGTTTTGTGCCGCCGGGGCCGCTCCCGGATGTCGAATCCGCACCAGCGGCAGACGTATCTAGCGACTGGCTTCCCGAATGGCGTGGGCACCTCGCGCTGGCAGGATGGACACGTCCTAGGCATGGTTTTTGTCCCGTCTCGCCTCAGCCGACCTGGCCTGCATTGCTCGGGCCTCCTGGCTGGTGATGGTGTTGCCGTTGCGGCGTCTGCGCTTGGCAGTGATTGTGCCAGCGGCCTTGAGAACAACCGTATTCTTCACGTCAAACACGGTCGCACATTTTGGGCAGTGGACTCTCATGGCTGCTGCTCCTCTCTCTCGTTGAGTTTCGCCGCCCGGCTCTCGGCGGTTTCGGCGTCTCGGTACACCCGGACGGCGCCGTTGTCGCCCCGGTGGTACTCGCCGGTGAGCATGTTGAAAATCCGGCAGTTGCCGGCGACGGGGACGACAATCCAGGGGCCTGTCGCGGTGGTGGTCACGGCTGCACCTCGCCGTCCGGCCCGACGTACCGAACGCGATAGGCTCCGCGACGGTCCTTGGCGGACACGGTCCTGCCCCACTCGCGGCACACCTCGGAAGCTCGTCCTTTCGATGCGTACCGTGTCGCCCATTCCAGTGTGCCGAACATGGGCTTATCGTCGGCGCGTGATCTGTAGAACATCCCGTCCGCCACGTTTTCAATGACATAGCCATTCATAGTTAGTCTCCGCGGGCCAGGGCCAGGGCGGCGCGGGCAATCTCCGTCGCATCATCGCCGTTGCTCATCATGTTCGTGCGGTCGTCCACGAACCGATCCTGCAATCCCATATCGCGGATTGCGGCCAGAAAATCCTCCAACTCCTGTGTTGCTCGTTTGCACGCCTCGACCAGCCTGTCGCGGCTGTTCACCGCCGCGACGATTAGGGCGGCGTCGTCTTTCGACAAGGGCTCTATTTCGCTCGGTTCGCTGTCGTCATAGACTGGCTCTGCGTTGGCTCCGTAGATCCAAACGCTATCCACGTCCGTATTCAGCACCCACGGCCGCGGCGTTGCGCTGTCGGTCTCGGTCTCGGGGGCGGGGGTCTCGCCGTTGTGCCTCGCGGTCCACTCGTTTTGATCCCGCTGGGCATCCTCCGTACAGTTCCGCCACGGTCCAAGCCAACGCTTCTGCCCGCCCGCGCTCATGTAGTAGGCCCGCGTCTGGCTCTTGGCGTTGGTATCTATCGCGGTGTGCGGCATTCCCATATGCTTCTCGTTGCTCATGTTCATTCTCCCGTTCTCGTTTGTTCGGCCTCTCGCAGGCGGGCCGTCGCCTCTTTTACGGTGGGGGCATTTCATGCCGGCACTTTGTCGGCGGGATTGGCGGGCCGCAGATGTTCCAGCATCGCCAGGATCGTGGGCCACTGGATTTCCAGTTTGGCCAGTGCGGCTGCGGCGTGCAGCGCCGTGTTGGCGGCGTCCTCATCGTCGTCGGAGATCGCGACGTAATCCCAATCGGTCCCGTTGGTGCCGGCGTTGTAGGTTTCGTGGCTGATCCGTTCGCACCACACCCCGGCGGCGTCGAGGATCGTCTCGGTTGTGGCACAAACGCTATCGACATCGGACGGCGCGGCCTCGTACAGCGCGGTCTCCTCATCCGCGTCCAGCGGCTCGATGTTGCTGGCGCTGTCCTCGCCGGCGATGAACTGATACCCGGCGCGAGGCTCTGGGTATTCACCGCCCTCGCCGTCATCGTCCCCCTCATCCCACGTGCAGGATCTCGTGCCGCGGCACGTGCTGGCGGGGATTTGCAGGCCGGCGGAATCACCGTGCTCGTCTAGCCCATCGGCGGCGGGATCGGCATCCGCCCACCGGCGGATAGCGTCGGCATTGATATCCGCGTCGTCAGGCAGCAGGCTCGCCAACGCCCCCTGCCAGTCTGGCTCGTCGAGGGATATCGCTCCCAGGGCCTCCCGGTTGATTCCGCCAGTGTTGCCGAGCCACCCTTCCTCGCGGGGTTCGTGGCTGGAGTTGGTTTCGCCTGGTTCACGGTAGAGGTAATGCCGCGTGGGGTTGTGGCTGCTCCGCATTGCGTCAGGGTTCGTGTCGTCGATTGCGATGAGGTACAGTTTCATGTTCGTCTCCCGTCGTTTGTTCCCGGCCTCTCGAAGGCGGGCCTTCGCCTCGATGAATCAATCATCTAACAGCATTTTACGTAGCTACGCCAGAAAAGCCAAGCGCAAAATTGGAAAAATAAAATAAATCTTTGCCGTCTTCAGAACGGCTCATCGCCGAGGTCGGGGGATATAGGCTCGGGGCCGGGGCTATCCGGCGGGGGCTGATGTCGCGGCCTCCGCCCGGCCATGAAATCCTGCAGGGCCTGGCGGATCGGCTTAGGCTCCCGGTCACCGGGTTCCAGATAGCGGGGCGTCCCCCGGTACTCTGCCGGGGGCGGCTCTTTCGTGCGCTGATCAAACGGGACGGTGCCGCGGAGTTCCGCCCGTCGCTGGCACATTTGGGTTTCCGAGACGGCGCCATTGAACTCCCGGATGATCTGCCAGTGGCCGCCGTAGAGGCGCTCATGGTCGGCGCGGAATGTTTCCATGATTGTCATCAGGCGGTTGTGTTCGGGGATCGCCTCGTTGCTCGACCACCAGAGCGTCTTGAAGTCGCCGATCATTGAGGCCTTCGCCTCGTGCGCCACACACTGAATCCAGATTCCGCAAAAGCCGGCGCGGCTTGCGGCGGGGTCTGCCGAGCCCTGCGAGGCGGCCCTGGGCAGCATAGCCAGGAATTGCGATCGCTTGGGCGACACCCAGTCGGTCGCGTCCTTGTGGGCTCGCAGGGCGGTCCTCGCGGCATCGGGGCTGGCGATATGAGACAACAGGCGCGTCCAACTTTCCACGTCGGCCGGATAGGGTTTCCATTCCGGCCACAGGCTCTGGGCAAACGTGAAAACGGCAAGGCATTCATCGTGCTGCATTTTTCAACTCTTTCTCGTGCTGTAGACGGTCCAGGTAAGCTCCGGCCTCAGCGGCAAGATTCCGCTTGGGTTCTGCTGCCTGCCCTGGCGGATGGGTCTTGATGTCCCCCCCACGTTCCTGGGACCGGCTCAGCCAACCCGTGACAAACCGTCGCCATTGGGACTTATGGGCCTTGGCGGGGTTCGCCTGAAGCCATTGGGACATTTGGGCGAGTTGGACGTCGAGGGTGCAGGCCGGGTACGCAGTTGCCCAGTCCTGGCGGTCCTGGTCGGTGATGTTTAGAAATCCACCAACAATGGTCCAAGAAATCTTCGCTTCCGGCTCCGACGCTGGCTTTGCAGCAGTCGGAGCTAACGCTGTTTCTTCTTCTATGTCTTTGTCTACGTCTGCGTCTGTGTCTTTTTTCTGCGTTAGCGGAGCGTTATGGGGCGTTACAGGTGCGTTACATTGTGGTTTTTCCCGTGTTTTTCTACGGAATCGCCTTACTCTTTCCCGCGTCTTTGCCCGTCGCTCTGACTCACTGGCGAGCCTATGGAAGCGGTCGAAGTTGATGATGCACCATCCCCAGTCACGGTGCGCGTCAATGCGTTTCAGTCGCGCCCCGTCCGCGTCGGGTGTCCGGCTCTGTGGGTCCGGGGCCTCTAATTCCGCAATAGTTGACCGGATGATCTCAAGGGGCCGGTTGGTGCGACGGGCGATGGCCTTATGGGTCATGTCCACTACGCCGTCAGGGTCCGCCAGCACCAGCAGGTCCATGAAAGTGAACCGGACTTCGGGCTTCTCAACTATAGAACTATCATAGATTTGGGAGAAAACCTTTGCGTACATGGGCATCCTTTCCCGTCGTCAACCCTTCTTTTGTGCCGCCAGGAACGCCTGGTGGTATATCCGCGCATATTCTTTACTGCCTCTGGGGTACTCAGAGGCCCTGGCGATCGCCAGGGGCGAGCCGGGCTTAGCGGTCTTGCAATGAGACGTCTCTATAGCGGACTGGTTTAGTTCATGCTTTCGCAGGAGTTCACTCAGATCCCGTCGGACGAACGCCGTGGCAATCTCGCGGGTGAGGCAGCCGCACTTGGGGCACCGGCCGGGCTCGCTCAGGCTGAAACCGCAGCCCGCACAAATAGCCGGCGAGTTGGCGACACCCTCGTAGGGCGCCCGCTGTAGGCGGATGTCGCCCTTGGGCTCAGGTTCCTGGAACTCGGCGGTCAAGAACTCGCGCACGAGGTCGCGGTCGGGGGTCATGTCATCGCCTCTGTTATTCGCCGGGCTCGCGGGTGAGCCCGCATCCGGCCCGCCACCAGCCGCATGAACTCGACGGGCTTGCCCGCCGCCCGCATGGCCTTGATCTCGCCCATGACGCCCCCCGATCGGTGCCAGCCGGGCAGGCACAAGACGATCATCGAGCCACAGACGTCCAGGTGGGGGGCATCCTGGAGGCGCCAAAGCTCATGATCTAGGGCGGGCTCCCACAGTCCTTCCTGCGGGATGTACCGAGCGATGGGGTGGCTGTGCGCGATCGGGCAGAACACCAAGTAGCCCCGTCGCATGAGGTCCGCGGCGGCTTGGCACGCCTGGGTGAACCGCCGCTGCCGGATGGCCTCGTCGCGGTCGCTGTAGGGCGACGCCAGGTAGATCAGGCCGTTGATCACGTGGGGGGTCATCGTATCTCCTTCATGGCTTCCATCGCGGCGCGGATGAACTCGGCGGCCAGGGGCGGAACAATGGAATTGCCGGCCCCGCGCAGGGCCGCTACTCGATGCCGTCGGGCCTCTCGCACAATTCGGCCAGCAGCTTTTGGATCGTGTCCCAGCTTTGCCAGCCGGGGCAACAGGTCCGCCAGATTTCGGGGAATCCTTGCAGCCATAACGGGAATCCTGGGGCAAGCACGCCGCACTTTGTTGTCCCGGCAGGGGATGAGGATGAAGTCGGACCAAGGGCCTGCGTCCGGAGCCGTTGAACGCACGTCGCCTTCTTGCGGCGTTTCGTATCGCCCATTATCTCCGCTTCCAGATCGCTCACCGCATGGCCGTCCTCTTTCGTCGGCGTGCTCCACCCCGCCAGGTTCGCCACCTGGTACGGCAGTGCCGCCGAGTCGTCCTGGTTCGGCCCGCCGTGCGTCCCGTCCGTTGCTCTCGGAGTGCCCCACCCCGCCAGGCTCGCCACTTCGTTCAGCGGCCTGGCGTTCTTCCCGTGCTGGTTGCTTCGCCCGTCGCGCCAGTCCCTCGCCGCCGCCGTCGGCCACCCCGCCAGGCTCGCCGTAGTCTGCAAGTCCAGCCCGCCCGCGTTCCGATTGTCCTTGCTCTCCCGCGATTCCGCCCCGCGAGTCGGCACGTTCGGCGTCGGCCAGCCAGTACACCCGTTGCCGGATGTGGTCCGCGCCGACGCTGTGTGCGCCAAGAACATGAAACCCGAAGGCGTAGCCCGCGCCTTCCAGGCTTGCTTGTACACCATCGACCCATACGGTTGAAGGTTGCGGATAATCGCCGCCCCCAGCCTTGCTTGCAGCCGGCCCGATGGTGTCTGCGGAAGCGACTTGCTCGCCGATGACCACAGGAGGTTGGCACTCTGCAATGAGTCGGCACCACTTGGGCCACAAATGCCGGGGATCGTAGCGGCCGCGGCGCTTGCCCGCCGTCGAGAAGCTTTGACAAGGGCACGAGCCGGTCCAGCAGGGCTTGTCGTCGGACCAGCCGGCGAGTTGGAGGGCAAGGGGCCACCCGGAAATGCCTCCGAAGAAGTGGCACTGGACATACCCGGCAAGGTCAGTTGGCTTGACATCAGAAATACTCCGTTCGTCCACGTCGCCGTCCATGATTAGGCCGGCGGCGATCAGTCCGCGCAGCCAGGCGGCGGCGTCTTTGTCCCATTCAGAATAATAAGCTCGGGGCGTCACTTGGCGTCCTCTGTGTCGTCGGGGTCTGGCTCGTGCGTCAGCTTTTGTACCTCGTCGTACCGTGCGTTTGCCTCGGCGCGTTCAAGTTGATGTGCCAGGTCGCGGCATAACTCCTCGCAGGGAGGCGTATCGTCGTTGTCGCATCCGCCACATTCATTACTGCCGCACACCATCAGTTCCCCGTCCGCGGTATGCTGGAGAACCTCATCAACAACCCACTGCGTACATTGCTTCCAATCGTTACACTCGCGGGCCAGCCGGGTAATCTTGTCAGCCTGCTGCTTGATGTGGTGCCCCCGTTTGTTCAAACGGTTAACGAGTGTTCTTTTGCCCGCCTTCTGAGTCTCGATCACTTCCCGCAGCCGGTCGATTTCCCCCGCCGCCTCGCGCATCAGCGCCGCCGCGCTGAGGCTGGTCGTCGGCTCGTTTGCCATGTTGCGGAGGCCGGCAGGGAGAGAAACTGGCTCAGTTGGATTCGCGGGAACGGGTAGGTCATCATCGTCATCATACTGAGCCTTCTCGTGTGGCTGTAACGAAGGTTCCGCATATGTTGGCGCATCCGCCGCCTCCGGCTCGTCCTCGACGATCCAGCGACGCCAACCGAAGTCGTCGTTGCCTGCATCGCACCAGTCTGCCGACGCATCACATATTACGTCTTGCCACTCAAACCTCTCCCCCTCCTTCGGCAACCGGCACTCGCGCGTCCGCTTGCCTGGTGGCAGGTCCAATTTCGGCGGGATACGGAGGTAGTCGCCGCTGTCGGCTAGAATCCATGCTTGGCCATTCCATCCCCTCTCGCAGTAGTGCGTTCCGTCAACACACTTCGTCACTGGCCCGTACCATTTAGTCGGATCCGTCGCGTCCACGAACCACTGCCCGATTCTGTCTACTTGCTCAGTCATCACCCTTGCTCCTTCTCGTGTCCTTTGTCCACCAACGCATCAGCGAGAAACAACAGCAGCCGCCGGGCATCCGCCTCGGTCAAGTACACGCGGCCATGTTTGTCCAGCAGGTCAGGTTCCAGGTCCAGTCGGACAAATCTAGAAACTGAGGTATCATGGACGCACGCGCTGATGTCCTTACTGATTTCCCTGTCTGGTATCGAGTTTATCATCGCGTTTGCTCCTTTCTCGCCTTAATCATCTTCGCCAGCCGGATCACGGCCTTGCCGATCTCGGCCGCGGCCGCCGGGGCCAGGGTTATGCCGCCCGCATGGCGCCAAGTGCCGTTCATACAGCATTCCAGGTGGAGGAAAACAGCGTCATCATGTTCCACGGAGATTCGATTGCACCTGGAAGGCGACTCGACTGTGACGGTGGCGAAGGGCGGTTGTTTGGTGGTCATACATTATCTCCCTTGAACACTAGCCGGAACTCGATCCGCGTCACCATTGCGACGGGCGGGCATTTCATCTGGCGGCAGAACATGCAGACGAATGATGACGGGCTGTGCTCGCGACAAAACCCCTCGCGCGCCACGTCGCTGAGCGTTATGGCGTTCAACTGTTCGCGGCATACGCTCACGACCTCGATCACGCCCAGGGCCACGGGGTGCTCGCCGCGTTTGAGCCCCCTAGACTGGCGCACGGCCCGAAGCCGGTCGCCGGGCTTCAGGAATTGCCAGCCGAGTCGGCGGGTGACGGTTTTGCTGCCGTCCAGGAGTTGCCGCTCGGTCAGGGAAAATGACATATTTCTCATTTGTTATCTCCCACAAAAGAGCGGCCCGGGCTGGGCCTCGACGGCGGGGGCCTGACCCTTCGGAACAAGGTAGGCGCTCAGCCGCTCGATTGCGTACTGGACGTATTGGGGGTTCAACTCGATGCCGTCTGCCTCACAGCCGAGTTCCAGGGCGGCTTGAAGGGTCGTTCCGGTCCCAGCGTAGGGGTCCAGGACTCGGCAGGGCACGGGGTCGGCAATCGGCCCGCGAGGGTCGTCGCAATCACAGGAGGGGCGGTAGCCGAGCACTCGCGTCGCGCCTTCTTGCTCTTGGCCGTAAGCGTTGACTTCATCATCGCTGGCCTTATGCCCTTTGCTCTTGACTCGCCCAGCCGCCACATCCCGGACTCGAATGTTCATCGTGCTTGCGGCCTTTTCCACCACCGGACTCCACGGAATCCCGCAGGTGGGACAACAGCCCTTGGGGGAGGTCGCGGCCTTGATGAAGAACCGCGGCAGGGCCGATGGAAACGCGGCGTAGTGCGAGAACTTGCACGGCTCCGGCCCCCACGTCTGGACGCTGCGCGGGTTGCGGGTTGAGCCGGTGAACTCGTGGTCATGCACCACGGCGTACTGCTCGTCGGGATCGTCCATGACGCGGCTGTACTGGTTGCGGGCGATCGTCGCTCCCGCGGCAGGCTCCTTCACTCTGGCGGCGTCGGCGAAGTATCTGTCGCTCTCGACGAACGTGAAGCAGTACTCATGGCTGGGCGTGGTTCGCCACTGGCCACGGCGCAAGACGTACCCGCCGTGGGGGAGGCACTTGGGGCAGCCGGGGCAATCGGCCCAGGTAGCGTTGTTCGACGGGTCCATGTAGGATGTGCCTTCGCGCCGCCGTTCGTTGCGGCCCCCCTCGCCACCGCTTTGAGTTTTGCCGGCCTTCGCCTTGATTTGGTGTTTCGACCATGCCCACCCCGCCAGGCTGGCCGGCATCGGCGCGGGCTTGGCCCAAATCACGGTATCCCTGTGCCGCCAGCCGTCGGCGCGGAGGGCGTTCTTGAGCATGTCGGGAATGCCGACGGGCTCGCCGGATTGATAATCGTCGGGGGCGGTATGCCAGCCAGCCTCTTTGGCCTCACCTGGTGGGCGATGCTTACCGCCGCCGCCATTGCCGCCCGTTGAATACGTATCCCCGATGTTCACCACCAGCACGCCGGTCGGGTGCAGCACGCGCCGGCACTCCCGGAACACCGCGACCTGGGCGGCGATGTACTCAGCGGGCGTTTTTTCCGATCCGAGTTCGTAAGCCTTCTCCGGCGTGTCGGCCTTGCAATACGAGCGCAGGCCCCAGTATGGCGGCGAGGTGACGATGCAGTGGTAGTGGTCGGAGGGAAGCTGCTCCAACACGCCCTTCATAGGCAGTGCTCCCGCCGTCGCCGGCATTGACAGCACCGGCCCTTGCAGTATCCGTGCTCCGCCATGTTCAAACGCCACGTTCACTCGTCGCCTCCTGCCGAGTGACTACCAGCACCACTCGGGGATCGTCCCGGTCGATAAGCCGGATTGGCGGGAGCCACGTCACCCCCTCGTCGTCAGCCAGGAGTCCGGCATCTACAATGCCGTCCTCGTATGCCTTCATGCTGCCAATGAGGTTCATTTGGTCTCGTACCCGGCGTTGGGCGTGGTAGAAGGTTGCCTGGATTGTCGCGGCGAGCCACCGAGGAGTTGTGCCTGCAATAGCATCGTATGTTGCCCACCGTGCCCGGTCGCGGTGTATAGCCGTTGCTTTATGAATCTCCCAGCGGTAAACCCTGGCGTTCGGGCTGAGGCTCTTGGCGGGCAGGGGCAGCGTTATGGTCACGCTCTCACTCATTCCTGCATCCGGCTTAGCCGCCGGGCTTGGTTTGCCCGCCATCTGCCTGCGCACGTTAGCCCGCCTGGCCGGGTCGAGCTTGTTCAAGATGTCGGTTGAGCGGATCGCTTTCATTTAGTCGCTTTCTTTACTTCCGTCATAAGCCGCCCCTAGTCAACGTCCTTCTCGCGGGTGCCGCGGGCTGGCGGTCGGTTACCCGGGATTTTCTCGGCTATCCAACGACGCCAACCGCAACCCTCGAGGTCTTCCCTTACACGTTGCCACTCGGTGTCGTCATCTTCCGCCGGCCCGAGTAAGATGCCGAAGCGACCTATCCACATTTCCCCGAGGTTCCACCGTCGCACGTCGCCCGTCAACCGCGCGCCCTGGGCGGCAAGGGCGGCATCGGACGGGCGCGGAGGGATGGGGAGAATGAGTTTGTTGGCGATGCTTTGGTTTTCCGCTGCCCACCAACCATCGGCGCACTCGTGTCTTCCGTTGACGGATTTAATGATTGGCCCGTGGATGCGATGGCAGTCATTGTAATCCACGAACCACTGCCCGGTCCTGTCCGGCGTCGCGGGGGCGTCCGGCTTGCCGGCATCAACTGGCACCATCGTCAGCGGGCAGGTACCGGCATAAAGGGGCGCGGGCGACTTGCCGGCGGCCTTTTCCAGCAGGTCCACCCTGCGCGCCACCCTGCCCAGGTCCGCCGCGAGGTCTACCAGTTGGGATTGCACCTGGTCGATGCCCTGTGGCCCATCGGCCTTCAGCGACACCTTCAGAGCGAACGCCACGGCTCGAGCGCTGACCTCCCCGCTCCGGTCGAGAATGATGTCCAACTCCCGCACTAGGTTTTTCAGGTCGAGTCTCATGTTATCTCCCTACGCCGCCGCGGCCCCGCGCCCACAAGGCGCGAGGCCCGGCGGCCATCCAAGCAAGTTTCATTCAACAGAGCGGCGGGCGGGAGTCGAACCCGCGGTGGCATAACGTCTCGTGCGCACCTGCCCAACATCGCACCGTCGCTATCCATCAGAACGGGATGTTGTCGTCAGGCGGGGGGCCGTCCGGGTCGAATGCCTGCTCGGCCGGGACCTGCACTCGGGCCGCGATGAGTTGCTGAACCAGGGGCGTGCCAGTCGCGCAAATCCATGTTGTCATGCCATTGGCTTTGAGATGCGCCACCAGTTCTTCGTAGGTGATGCCAGCATCACTGATCGCCATCTTTGCTTGTTCAAAGGTCATCAGGCCAGGAGCGCGTTGCTGTCGTGGGGGAACGCCGAAGGCGGTAGGGAGTCGCAAGCGAATCCCGCCCTTGACCTCTCCAAACGCCATGATCGAAGGATCGAAATAGATTTCGACCTGCTTTCCCTGCCACGCATCGGAATTGTTGCCGAAAGTCTTTCCCAGAAATGTGAGGTTTGTCCAATTGAGAGGCATTGGTTTGAGCCTGCCACCGAGGAAGCTTAGAATGCCCTTTTCCTCGGTTTCGTTGTCGTTGTCCGTCATCTTCTCAATCGTCACACGGCTCATCGTGGCGACGACGGGCGGGGTTACGTCCGCCCCTTTGAGGTACTTACTCGGGTGAAGCTGGTCAATCGTGTAGCCCATTGCGATTCTCCTTCTCTATGTTAGGAATTAACGGTTTGTGGGGTACATGCCCCTGATAGTTCTTCATCTGTCTCTAGTATTGGCTCCATATCGGATATTTTGCGGCGTTTCCTCCGGCGAGGCCGATACTCCTCAGCCGTAAACCACTCATGTAAATCCTTGGCGGCTTCGGCATCATCACTTGGTCGGTTCACCTTTGATCTCCAGTTCTGTGATTGCCCGCGTAGGTGTTACTCGAACATCGGGCAACCCTTCCATTGCCGCTCGTCGTTAAGCGCGTCGTCGTAGGGGTCGAAGTTGTGTATCATGGGCCAGTTCTTCGTGCCGCGCTGGTTTCGGCAGGCGTGCTCCTGGGCCTTCTCGGGTTCTGGCTCAGGTAGATTGATGGGGTCACTCATGGCTTGGTACTCCTCTTACGATTGTCTGGTCTGTTTCTCCGCCCGCGAGGGCTGGGTTACGCCTCGTCTCTCGCGCCGTCGTCTCCGGCAACGAACGCGCCCGGGTTATCTCCCGCTACTCGCACTGGCCCGGTCGGGGCTTCCGCCGTCGCCTTGGCCTCAGCCTTGGCCCGCGACTCGGCCTGTGACGCCTTGCGGACCATCGCGCCGGCCTTGGCAATCTCCTGGTTGTGAGTCACTGTCGCGGCCTGGTGCGCGTTCTTGAGTATTTCACGTTCGGTGGCGTGGGCGTCCTTCGCGTCATTGATAACCGCGACAAGCTCCAGGTCGTTCATCCCGCACGCCGCCTTGTAGTCGCGGTCAGACGCCGCCTTCGCCGCTACCGCCGCGTCCATTGCCGCCTGTGCTTCGTCGATGGTCAGTACTGTTGTTTTTGCCATGTTCCTTGTCTCCTGTACGTGTTCGATCCTACTTGCAGTGCTCGGGGGCGGGGGCTTGTTCCGGGGTTTCCGGGGGTGCACTCTCACACAGCACGATCTCGCCGGTATGCCAGTTTAGGTGCATCTGCTTGTGGTCATCGTAGACGGCGGCCGCCGACTCGTAGCCCATCGCCTGTGCGGCAATGTCCCAAGCCTCGTCGTGGATCGCATCGACCTCTTCCCAAATTGAGAGCAACACTTGATGCAACCGTTTTTCGATGGTGTCTTTCAACCTGAACTTCTGTCGGAGCAGCGCCTTGGTCTCGGCATTAACGATGATGGTCCTGATCATCTTGAGCTTCCGCATGTCAGCGTGATTTCCCATATCAATTCTCCTAAAAGTTTGGTTCCTACGCAGCGGCTTTATAGTTGCCTTTCCTGCCAGGTCAAAGCCCCCGCCGAACCTGTTGGCCCGGCGGAAGCATCTGTACGGGGCCGGGCGGCTGCTCGCTGCGGGGAAAGGGGGAAACCCGCGCCGCCTGGTTGGGGTTCAGTCGGACAGCACTTCCCCGGTTTTCGGGTCCACCGCGTCCACGATGACCACCGTGCCGGTCTCGGAATCCCATGAGACGCGGGCGCACTCGCCCACCTGCCGGCGCATGAGGTCGGTCAGGCCGATGTTGAGCATGGGGGAGTCGGCTTCGATCCGCCGGGCCTCATCGACGGCGCCGGCAATCATCGACTCACAGACGCGGACGGGGTGACGCACAGGGTCAACCGTCTGCCGCTCCCAGTAGTGGTTGGCCGTGCGAAGTTCGCAAGCGGCCTTCTTGACTTCGCCGATGGCCTTCTCACCGTCCTCGGAGAGCAGGCCCCGCTCCAACTCATCGGCAAGGCTCGCAAGTTCCTTGGCGCGGTTGCGGCGGTCCTCCATGACGGCTTGGGCGTGGTTGGCATAGAGGTTCCGCCAGCCGTCCGTATCAGTGTGAGCCTGGGACACTTTCGCCGCCGCAAGGGCCTTGGCGTAGTTCTGGACGAACCGCGTCACGGGGTCCACCGGCTTGTTCTGCGGCACTTCGGGGTTCGGCAATGCTGTCATGTTGCGTGGTCCTTCACTGTTAATGTTTTCGCGGGTTCGCCCGCGCTTGTGTCAAAGTCCCGGCGGCTCGCGGAAAGGAGGACGAAAACGCTCGCCGCCCGGCTGGGGTTCACGTTGCCGCCTTCCTACTCGCCTTCCCAATCTCCTTGAGCCGCTTGTCAAGTTTCGCCCGCGCGGGCACCCGTATAGTCTCGAACGCAGCCCTCGCGGGCGACATCGTTTTGTGGTACTCATCCCACTCCGCGTCGCGGGCCTTCTTGGCGTCGAACGGGGCCTCTTGCTCTGTCTTGGTCTGCTTGGTCATTTTGAGGATTCCCTTCTTCGCTTCTCCGCGATCATGGCGTTGGCGTGGCGATATGCCATCTCTGCAAGGTGGCCTTCTGAGCGGCTCATCATCTCTTCTGAGCAATTTGCCATCATCCCCGCCAGCGCCTGCCCCGCGAACTCGTCGCGGAGGGTCTTTGTCTCTGACGGTGCCGGCGCGGATGACCGATTTCTCTCTTGGCCGACCTCCATGCCCATGTTCGCCAACTGAGTTTTCAATGCGTGCAGACAAAACTCACCAACCATGCGAATACCGATAATCTCGACTTCAGACAAACGAAGCACGTCCCGTAACGTATTACACCCGATGGATTCCAAGCCATTCAGTAACCGGACAGGACATCGGCGTAACGGAACGCGAAACGGCATGTCTAGGTCTATGTCAGTCATTTCCCCAACTCCTTATGACTCGCACGCTCATTTCAAGACCTCGCACGTTAGGGATTTGCGGCCCCAGTTCAGGGCCGCTCTGTGGGTCGGGAAGTACACATCGAGGCGGTTGCCCTTTATCTTGCCTCCTCTGTCATAGACTGGCGCGGCTCGCCCGCCGTTGTATCCGGGGATGATGATTCTTGTATTGAACGGGATAGCCCGATCAGCCGCCACAAACGCACCGCCATTCGCCATAACCGACTTGCCGCTGGCCGTGACGCCGCAGGCGCGGGGGCCGCAACATTTCCAGCACGGGCAGTAGGCGGACACGTTGAAGGTTCGTCGAGTATGTGCCGGTACAGTTTCGCCCGCGTTTCTTCCATGTATTCCCGATGAATGCCCAGGAACTTGCGCGGATGATGCCGGTAAAACTCCTTGAGCCCCCTCACCATCGAGTCCGCTGGCCGCTCCCGCGCGAACTCCACCAGAATCACGATCTCGCCTGTCGCCACCGTGGCCATCACTGCATGGGTCCATCCATCTTTCGCGTGTGCCATTGCCCTGTTTTTCCCTTCTGGTTGGTTCGCCTATGCAAAAAACGCCAAACAACATGATTGACGCCGCGACCGCCACGGCGGTTAGGTATGATGGGCCCTGCGGCTCGTTGTAGGTTGGCTCTGTCACTTGGCGGCTCCTTTCGCGGTCGGGGCGGTCGGATAGTGCCGTCGAACAATGTCGGCGCACTCACGAAAAACGCGCGACCTGGCGGCGGCGTAGGCGGCGGCGCCGGCGGCGTAGGCGGCGTAGGCGGCGGCGTAGGCGGCGGCATCGGCGGCGTTGTAGGCGGCGGCGCCGGCGGCGTAGGCGGCGTTGTAGACGGCGGCGCCGGCGGCGTAGGTGGCGGCGTAGGCGGCGGCATCGGCGGCGTTGTAGGCGGCGGCGTCGGCGGCGTAGGCGGCGTTGTAGGCGGCGGCGTCGACGGCGGCCCGAACCATGCCCAGCGTCACGGTCGGATCGCTCCGACCATACGCCTCACAGGCGTCATGGCACGCCTGTATGACTCCCCGGTCCTGCTCGCGCACGTGCGGCCAGGCCAGCCGGGCACATTGCGTTGTCGCCAGCACGAGCTTTCGCCGCGAATCTGAGCCGACAGGCCCGGCCAATT